AATGCTTTTTCTACGGATTCTATAACAGTTTCGTAGAATTGGCGATTGGATATTATATGAATGAGGAATTTGTCTGTGTAGAACTTTTCGGAATCTTCTCTTGGATACGTTATTTGTTGAGGTATAACCAAACTCATATATTTAATTCTATCAAAAAATATATGTAAATTATCCGTAAGGAATATAAAAAAAAATAAAAATGATTTATTTTGATACATAAAAATAAATTATTAATTATATTATAATCATGGACAATATCGAGAAAAAGAAAATTTACAAAGTTAGAAAGACATGTATTGAAATGTTGAAAGATAGAAAGTTTGAAATCCCGAAAATTGTTGAAGATTTAAGTTTCGAAGACTTCAAAATCATGTTTGATAACAAAAATATTGACATTTCGTTAGATAATAATGAAACAAAGATATATGTATTCTTCCAATTGGAGGATTCTAAGTTTGGTAAGAATGAACTCAAAAAACTAGTTGATAAGATTTTTAACAGTTTTGGAACAACAAACGTTCTATCAATTCTAGTCTTAAAGGACAAAGCGAGTGCACCTATTAGGAAAGAGATTAATCATCCTAAATATGAGAATGTTGAACTCTTCCAAAGAAGGAATATGTTGTTCAATGTTACAAAACATCAATTAGTTCCAAAACACATTCCTTTGACAAAAGAGGAAGCACAGAAGGTCATGGATATATATGATACTAAACTTGATCAGTTTCCTGGAATTTTCGAAACAGATCCACAAGCGAAATATTATGGAATGAAAGTTGGAGACATGTGCAAAATCATCAGAAATAATAAGTTTAATGGAGTTAGCATCTCATATAGAGTTGTAATTCCAAGTAATTAATTTTTAAGACGTATAAATATTTTCTAATTAATCATTATATGCAAAGAATAATGAAAATTCCAATTCATAAAAGTGCAGTTCCTTCCGTCGATCAACCATATGATCCATCCGCGAACAGCAACTCTATCGCACCAGATCATAAAAATGAACATAATGTTGGATATTGCAATATTCTTCCACCTGCACCAAGAAGCCAACTCGTAAGTTATCCACCAAGAAGCACAATGTGTCCAAAAATCAATCCAAAAGGTTACACTAAGGACAGTTGCTACTTAGTGAACAATGTTGACCAGGGAGTTGTAGGTTTAGTTTGCAACAATGCTGGAGGAAGTGACAATTCCAATTTTGTCAGAGGTAATGAGTTTAGTAATGATTTCTATTGGGTAGGTACAAAACACAAAGAGGATGAGTACAACCTTGGTTCTACGAGAGCTAACGAGTACGTCGTTGAAAGACCCGTTCAAGTTCCACTTGAGAAATCCAATCCAACTATGATATACGCTCCATCTAACTTCTATCCAATGAAAGCTAGAGATGGTAGAAAGAAGTAGTAATAATAAGGTCAATTTGAACAGAAATGATTACGTTAACTTGACAATAATGATTGCTATTGTTGTTCTACTTATTTTGGCTATCACTTATTTCTTGTAATTATTTCTTTTTTACACTATTTAAAAAATTATTCATTTAATTTCTTAAATGGCATATCCTATTTTTAAAGAATACGACAATCTTTTAGATGTCGAGGATATTGAAAGTATCAATAAACGTACAGAATTATATAGTTTGAAGGACGCACAAATTTTCAACAAAAAAACGCAAGAGAACACACGTGATGATACGATAAGGAAATGTAAGGAGGTTTATATCAAGGATAAATCAATAATCAATTGGATAGATAAGATGGTTACACATAAACTGAACACAGTTCCAGGAGTTGAGTTTGTAATGGTGAAGAACAATGTTCGTATTTTGGAGTACGATCCGTCAGATTTTTTTAGTAAACACACAGATGTTGTTAATGTCGGGTCGAATATGTTCAAGAATTATTCTCTATTGATATGTTTAGATCCATGTGTTTCAGGTGGTGAAACAGTTTTATATCCAAGTGGGGATGATAGTTTCGCATACTCTTCTGATAAAACTTGTAGACAACGCGGTGCGGGATTGATTTTTCCGAAGACTGTTCTACATGAGGGCAAACCGATTGTTGAGGGGAAGAAGAGAGTTATGTTTCTGAATTACAATTGTTATTTGAAGGATCAAGATTACATTATTGTTACGACTGTTTCAGATGGCGGAGTTTTCGCAATTCCTGCAAAAGTTTTGGAAAATGTTAAGTGTACATTAACTGACTATTATAAGGAACAGAAGGAGTTACATTCTGATCAGAGATTTTTTTTGTATGATGAGAATGAGATGAGTGGTGATGAGTTCAATATTTTCTATAAGGATATTTTTGGACAAGGTGATTTCGATTTTGATAATTATGAGATGATAAAAGACAAGATGGAGCATTTGTGTTACAGAATGAGGGATCTGGACAATTACGACATTGGGGATGAGACATATGAGATTTTACCGAAATCATGTACAAGTTTGATAAAGGATGTTGGATTTGTTGGAACAACGAACGCTATTTTTGAAATGTGTTTATACAGTATATTCAATTGTAAGTTTGTACACAGTCTGTACATAAATGGTAAATTTGTGTTCTGTAATGCAAATATCAAAATGGACATATATGACAATTTATATGATTGGAATAGTGATTGCGAGAAAATAATTGCATTTGAAGATGATTATCATAGTTGTGTTATATGTAAAACAGTTAATTGTTGTAATGGTCATGAAGGAGTTCCATTTTTACATATTGATGTAGATTTGGATTTCTGTTTTGATTGTTTATCAAAATTCCACAAGAAATATTTGAAAAGTCATGATTTGACACAGGATGATATTGGTATAGATGAAGATATATTAAAAAATTTGAATAACTTTTTCAAAAACAGTAGTGATGAAACTAAAATAGGTATATGTATTTGTGGTAATAATGATGAATATGGATTACCCGAAGAGCCATATGATGAAGAGAATACTATCTCAATTGATCCAAATATTGATCGAGTCTCTAGAAGTAAGAAAGATATAGAGAAATCTGTGAAAGGACTCATTAGTGGTTCAAAGTCTGGATGTGATTGTGATAATGAGGAAATTTTGAAAAATTTTGATGTTTTCAAGTTCTTAAAAAAAATTATTTACGACACTGGTTACACAAGTAATGAAAGAATGGAGGAGGCTTACTGGGCAGGAAAGAGTAATCACACAGCTATCTACAATGTATCTGATTATAAAGGTGTTGTTAAACTGGACAAATATTTGTTATAATTGGTCATTTTACAACAAAGTTTTACAAATCCGAAGGATTTATCACAACGAAGTTTTACAAATCCGAAGGATTTATCACAACGAAGTTTTACAAATCCGAAGAGTTTTACAAATCCGAAGGATTTATCACAACGAAGTTTTACAAATCCGAAGGATTTATCACAACGAAGTTTTACAAATCTCGTTCAGTGGGTGGAAGATAGTTGATATTTAAAATATCGAACAGTTCTTTCTCTGATGTCAGAGTTGTAACCTCACCTGTTTTAGTGTTTGTCAAACCGTACTCATTGAGAGACAAACCCAATGAGTTCGCCTTCTGTCTAATAAGAACGTTGAAGTTCTTAGAACCAGTAAAGTACAGAATCGCTGCATAGTACTCTTCAATATTGAAGCATCTTATATCGATCCTTCTATTACGGTTGCTCTTGTTAGATGTATCAACATTGATAACACCCATATACTTCTTATCCCCATTAGTCGTCAGATCGTCAACGATGTGACCACTTGCTTTAAGTTCAGCAACAATCTTCTGAAGATACCCATTCTCATGAATATCCGATTCCGCTTTTGCATTTGGGTCAGTGAAGATAACGTCAACGTCACCACTATCCTTCAATCCACGGCGATATGAGCCACAAATTTCAAAAGTCAACTTCTTGTTCACTTTCTTAACAGCTTTTGCAAACAGTTTCTTAATAATATCGATCTCTGTTCTTGGGATACGATGTTGGAAATCACCATAATAGCGAAGTCCTACATCTATGTGATGTGTTGTTGTTATTTCACCGGCATCCCTAGCCTTGATAATATCCTGAATGGATGTGTATCCAGCTTTGACCCACTTTTCAGCTCTAACATTACCAACACCTGTAATACTCTTAAATCTATCCAGAAGTTCAACGTCAATGTTTGCATCCTCTGTGGAAATATCGGCAAGAGTTCCTGTTGCAAGAATCTCATCAATTCTTGTAATCATACCCTTTCCAATACCTTTCAGATGTGCAACGTCGTTGCCTTCTTTAATTGTTTCAGAATAATCCTTGAGAATACCGATTGCCTTTTGCAAAGCGATTGCTTTCCACTTTTTGGATTTATCCTTACGGTAAGCGTTAAGTTCTTTTGATAGAGAGTCTATAATAGTCTTATTAATCATGAACTGTTTTACTTTTTACAGGGGGTGACAAATTAAAAATCAACTTTTTTTCAAAACATTTCTCACCATATTGTAGTAATGAAGGTCAAGAACAAGAAACTCACGAAAATCTTCACTGATATTAAAAAAGCTTACAAAAAGATCGATGTTCAACTTGATGACATTCAATTTGTAAGGGCAAATGAGTTTGAAATGATCAATCAACTCCACAAAAACCGATTCTTTCCAGATGAGATTATAGAGCATATTCAAGAAAAACTCATATACTGTTTTGTTATAAAATTTATGAACACAACCATAAACTTCTTCACAGATAAACATATGAATAGGATAGTTAACAATATTGATCCAACAGTTGGTATAATAAACACAATATGTAGATTGGTATTTCTTGTGAGAACTTTGATGAAGAACAGTAATCATTTGGAATTGAACTATTTCGATTGTCCCCACAAGAAGGTGTTTCCAAAGCATAGAGGAGAGATGTTAAATGAGGGGAATTGTAATAGTGGATCTAGTTATGTTGGTAACTATCAGATGTATGTCTATAGGAGAGAGGAGTATAAGAGAGTTGTTATACATGAGTTGATTCACTCTTTTCTGGGTGATTACCATCTCATAGAAGATGAGTTCAATTTGAAATTGCAAAAATATTTCTGTTTGGATGATTTGGAGAATATCAATATAAATGAGACATACACAGAGACATTCGCAACTGTTATAAACATGGTGTTCACAGTATTGGAGAGAGGTGATGGTGTAAGAGATTTGGGCAAATATTTTGATAATGAGTTTAAGCATTCCGTGAAAGTGTTGGTGTCAATATTGAGACATTACAGATACACAAGTATTGAGCAGTTGGTCAGACAGAAGAAGGGCGATTGCAAAATTCTGCAACAGGGGACAAGTGTTTTCAATTACTATGTTATGAAACCGTTTATGTTGGCAAACTTGGATGGTTTATTGTCACTCAATAATAAGTGTTCAAAGGATATGATATATTTCGGGGATGTTGGATGTTTGAAGGCATTTTACGATTTGATTATTAAGAGTTTTAATAATAAGGAGTTGAAAGAGTATATCGATAAGGCATTAACGTTGGGTAGAATGAAGACAAACAAGTTGGTTATGGTTTTTTATGAAAAATAAAAAAAAATGATATTTTTGAAATATATTTAAATGTTATTCATTGTATAATAACCAATACAATGGGAATTAAATCGCTAAGTACTATACTGAATCAATACTCTAAAAATGGTATTAAATATGTTACATTGGACAATTTTAAAGGAAAAGTTGTATCCATTGATACCAGTATATATCTTTACAAGTTCATCTATAACAATTCCGATTATTTAGAAGGATTTACCAGACAACTATTGAGATTATTGAAGAATGGTATTATACCTCTATATGTTTTTGATGGGAAGCCTCCTGAAGAGAAGAAGGATATTCTCAATGGTCGTAAAGAGAGGAAGGAGTTTTTAGTTGAGAAGAAGAAGGTTATTGAGAATATTTTGAATGGAAAGACTGATTGTAGTGAGGAACAAAAGGATACTTTGAAAACATATGAGAAAGAATTGGATGGAAAGAGTGAAGAGGAGTTGAAGTCAGAAATGCAGAAATTGAAGAAGAAGATTATTTACATTAAGGATAAGGATATTGAGAATTGTAAAAAGCTTTTCGATCTCTTTGGAGTACCACATTTGACTGCTGATGGAGAGGCTGAGACGTTTTGTGCGGTTCTTTCGAGACATGGATATGTTAAAGGATGTATTACGGAGGATACTGACTATTTGGCATCAGGTGGAGATAACTTCATGAGAGGATTCAATTCGAACAGCAATAGTGTTACTCTGTATAAGATTAAGGATATTCTTGGTGAAATGGATGTTACATATGATCAGTTTATTGACATATGTATTCTGTGTGGTTGTGATTATACAACAAAAATTACGGGTATTGGAGCAATAAAGGCTTATAAGTTTATCAAGAAACATGGTACAATTGAACAAATTATTGAGAGTTTGAAGACTAACTCATCATATAAGGTTCAACCAAACTTTAATTATTGTAATGCACGATGTTTATTGAAATGTGAGAACACTTTCGATATGAGTGGTATCGACGTAAGTAAGTTTGTGGTTAAGAAAACAAGCATTGATGATTTAGTCAACTATCTTAAGGAAAATTCACCGAGACTGAAACCGAAGTTTTATACAGAAATTCAGAAGAAACTTGATACTTACAAAGATGGATGTCAAACTTTAGATAATTCTGCTAACAGTAAGCGTAAACAGAAGACAATAACAAGTTTCTTTGAGAAGAGGAAGTACTTTATAACTGATGAAATTAATTAACGAGATGTAGTTGTATATTCTCTCTTAAATTATTGAAAGTCAGCTCTTTATCTTTAAAAATATTTTCAAGTTGTTCATCCAAGTTTATAACCATTCTATTATCTTTATTTTGTAAATCGTTATCCTTAATGTATGCTATTATTTTCTGTGTCGCATCGATTAAGGATATCTTTTCATCTTCTCCGAGGTTGAGGAACTCTGCAACTTCTGGCGTGACCTCTTTTGGTTCTGTCAAGTGGCAAAGTTCAGGTTCTTTTGTTGCCTTTTTAGATTTTCTAGGTTTCTTTGTAGATGAGGCAATACACTTCTTAGCACATTTTTCCAACTGTTTCACCTTCGTTTTAAGTTCTCTAAGTTCACTTTGCATAGAACCTATTTTGTCAAGTATAGTTTCAACTAGATCATCTATTTTTTCCATAATAGTATAGTTTTGGGGATTAATTTTAAGATGCTTTTTTACGCAAAAAAGTTCTAAGTATATATTAGTTTATGACCGATAAATGTCCTAATATTGAGGAGGCTATAGATTACTGGTACTCATTATCGAACGTTCCAATTACGGCAAATATGAGTAATATAGAACAACTGAAACAACAAGTTTCCAATCTTGTTCCACAAAAGTTTTCACTTGTTTGGCTTATCAATTTATTTTACAAGATAATCAAAATAAAATCAGGTGTAGGAAAAAACGGTGCTATCGAGTTATCAGAGTTAGGTCCTGATTCCAAACATGTTAATATGACCCAAAAATATGTCACACCAAATGACAAGACTAATATTTACAATATGTTCAATGCCCTAAAATATTACAATCCAGTAATATTCATTATTTTCACAATACTCGTTATTACAGATTGTGAACCAATTTGGAAGATTGGTGATAGTGTTGTTGTAAAAAACATACCGACTAGTTACAATTTCTTATACATGATTCTATTTGCTGTTGTTATGGGTATAATTGTTTACAAGTTTTTCAAACAGTTCTCGTGTTTTAGTGGATTGATGAACTCCATCAAATCAAACGGCATCAAAAGTCATTATGTAATGTCATTCATAATTGTTATATGTTTTGTTGTACTGTTCATTTTTGTTATTCCATCGATTATTGATCCAATAGTGGATGTTATTGGCGGAGATGACGATTCTTCATCAACAACGGGACTCTCAAAGAGTTGGATAAAGAAATTGATAGTTTACGGATTGTTCTTCATAGGATCTATAATATTGGTTCTCGTAACAGCGGGTGCTTATAAAAAGAGAATTTTCGGTTCTAGTGGATCTATAATGAATCTTGATTCTCAATTCTATTCGATCACAACATCCATTGGAACTCTTTTCTACGTAATATTCTCACTCCTATTAATTACTGGAATTGTGACATATGTTTTCAATGGTTTAGGTTCATTTATTGTTGCTTGTATGCTTGCAGGAGTATATTTCTGTTACATTGTTGTTATATATGTGATGGTATACAGTGTTATAGAAGGACCACAGTACAATAAGATTTTAGCATTCAGTTTGATACTACTCATTGTTATGACTATTGCTGGTCTATATGTTATGTATGAAGTTGTTAACACTATGGAGAATTCATGTAAAGATTCGGATACAACGAATATAACTATGTTCTCATTGTTTGCAAATCTTGTTCTACCAATGGTTCTGTTTGCATTGTTCCTGTATTTATATGGTATGATCTATACTGACCAAAATTGGTTGACAAATAAAGGTAAATTCTACACTTTTTATAGTATATACACAATTATTATAGTGATCAGTTGGTTCAGTAGTAACATATCAGTTGGAACAATATACACTATTTTGTGGATAGTTTTGACAATCATTCAATGGAAATGGGTGAAGAAGTGGGGGTCAGCTATAAAGTATGAATTGGCATCTGCTGGAAAAGATGTTAAGAGAATGGTGAAGAATGTTGAGAAGAATGTGAATAAGATTTAATTTATAATTTTTCTATTTATACAGAAGCCTCTTCTACGTTTTGTGTTCTTCTGCTATTACGTGCTTTCAACTCTTTGAGTTCACGTTCTGTATTGTAAAGTTTAATACACGTTGAACGTGTCCACTCCACTAGACCCCAAATGATTAGAACCAATGATGTAACAGAAAAAACAGTTGTCGATTCAATCAACAGATTGCGAACCACAATATTTTCACCAACGTCAATCCAATCACTGGAGTGATTGTGGATGTGATTGTCAACAAAGTATGACAACAAAACCAACGACCAAAATCTCAAACACATATTTACAATAAACGATGTTATTGTTTGTATATTGTAACCATTTTTTTTGTTTGAAAAGAGGAGAAATGATGCGAAACTTGCACCAGAAAGTGCTATAAACAAAAGATTCGCCATAACTTGATGAAACTCTTCATGAACAACATGTTCAAAATCACCTATAGATAAGAGTGTAACATATGTTCCCGCTTCCAAAATAAGAAATAGTGAACACATAAAATAGAAACACGTTATCCATGACTTACAACAAAAACACATTGTAACCGCTCCACAATTTGTTTCATATTTTTCATGTAAATTATCACTAATACTAAAAATACTATCAGACATGTTCAAATAAATGAATATGCATCATACCAAAAAAAAAAATCATTTTTTTTGTGAAAAATGATGCAAAAAATGTGTAGATTCTTCATGTTTTATTGTAATTGTGACTGGAAAGAAATCACTGGAAAAAAAAGTCAGAGAACTCCGCCGACGCATCTCTAGGATCAAAGCCAAGATTCAGCGTATGGAGATAAAGCTTGGACGACAATTCGGTATCGTTACCATTGTGACAATCAACTTCAAGGAAGGTAGGATAGATGATGTAAGTACATATACAATAATTCTCAATAATTTGGTTATCGCACAGGAGTATGCAATGAAAGTATTCATCAGACAGAAGAATAAGTACAACGCTATCAGGCTTGAAGATGATGAATGCATATTCAGACTCCAAATTGGTGAGAACAAGGTTATGAAAATTTATGTGGACGAACGCGAAATCAATTCCAATTCAAAAACTCGAAGGAATCTATTGGGTGAACCAATCGATACCTTTGTGGATGAGACAGATGGTGACTTAGATGACGAAGAGTATTCTTAATTTTTATTTTTATAAATTTTAATAATAGGATGTAGGTTGTACAGGGATTACAAAATTGATTTTATAAATTTCATGGTATTACTCATATATGGATCAAGTATGAGTAATAACTTAGTTGGGGCAGACAAAAGTGCTGATTTTAGTAAATGGTATACAAATTTGATAACTCGTACAGAATTGATCGATTACTATGACGTTTCCGGTTGTTATATTCTTCTTCCTGATGCATGTGCAATTTGGGAAGAGATTAAACAATATATTGATGCAAAATTGAAAGGAATGGGTGTTAAAAATGTCTATTTTCCTCTTTTTGTATCTGAGAAAGCTCTACATGTAGAGAAGGATCACATTGAAGGATTCGAACCAGAAGTAGCATGGGTTACACGATCTGGTAGAAAGGATCTCAAGAAACCGATTGCCATCAGACCAACATCTGAAACGATCATATATCCATACTTCGCAAAAAGGATCAAATCTATTGCTGATCTTCCCATGAAATTCAATCAATGGACAAATGTGGTACGTTGGGAATTTAAACATCCAACACCTTTCTTGAGAACTAGGGAATTCCTCTGGCAAGAGGGTCACACAGTATATGCTAACAAAGCTGATGCAGAGAAGGAGGTACATGATATTATTGATCTGTACAGATCGGTTTATGAAGATATCTTAGCTGTACCTGTTATTGTTGGTAGGAAATCTGAGAAAGAGAAGTTCGCCGGTGCGGAGTATACTATGACAGTTGAAGCTCACATTCCAGGAGCTGGTAAAGCTATTCAAGGAGCAACCAGTCACTTTTTAGGACAGAACTTTGCGAAGATGTGTAATATCAGATATGAGGGTGAGAAACAACAAGGTGTAAATCGTGAAGAGGAGCTTGTACTCCGAGCCAAGATGAAATCGCTAGTTGCGGAGATGAAAACTCTTCAGGCTGAAATGAAGGAGCTGAAGAAGGCTGGTGGATCGGCTGAGGACCGTAGAGCTCTGGCTGGAGAAATTTCTGAGAGGAGAACTGAAGTGGAAGAGATTAAAGCGACATTGAATTTAGTGTCAAAAATGTATCTTCCATATCAGAACTCTTGGGGATTGACCACGAGAACTATCGGAGTTGCTATTATGGTGCATTCTGATAATATGGGATTGGTTCTTCCACCTAAGATCGCACCTACACAGGTTGTTATTGTTAATATTCCATGTGCAGACAAACTGACTACTGAACTGATGGAGATTTCATCGTATACCATGATGAACAATTTCGAAAATGCCGGTATTCGAGCTTATTACGATAATCGAACGGATAAAACACCTGGGTCAAAATTCAATCATTATGAGTTGAAAGGTGTTCCCATCAGGATTGAGATTGGTGCGAAAGAGATTGAATCTCAATCAGCCAAGATCGTGTGTCGTTTCGATGGATCAAAACATTACATACCTTTCAAGAACATTGCAACATCTATTGGAAAGACTTTGAATATTATTCAGAGTGAAATGTTGAAGAAAGCTTCCGTATCTGTTGAAGTAACAGAAGATTGGGACAGATTCGTGGAGATTGTGAACGAAGGAAAGATGGCTAAAGTTCCATGGTGCGAATCTGTTGATAGTGAAGAGGATGTCATTAAGAAAGTACCAGGAATCAAGACTCTGTGTATTGTACCTGACCAGATGGTAAAAAATTACAAATGCTTTACAGGGAGTGGTGATAATGCAACTTGTTGGTGTGTATGGGGAAAAAGCTTTTGAAAAAAATATTTTTTTTTCATGATATAAAAAATTTTATCAATATATGTAAGGAATAGTATAGGGTTGTTAACAACATCCTTTACTTAAAAATTTATCAATATATTATAAATACCATGAGTAGAGAGAAATCTGATAAAACACATGAAGAGGTAATAGCCGATTTCAAATTATTACGATCGGTTGGTGAAGAGATAATTGATGAAGAAGATCTCCTTGCCCTATTGAAGAATAAGAGTAATCCAGTTGTTTACGATGGATTTGAACCATCAGGTAGAATGCATATTGCCCAAGGTTTGTTGCGTGCGATAAATGTGAACAAGTTTTTGGAAGCAGGTTGTAAATTTAAGTTTTGGGTTGCTGATTGGTTTGCCCTTCTTAATCACAAACTAGACGGAAATCTCAAGAAGATTCGTCGTGCAGGTGAGCTTATGATTGAGACATGGAAAGCCTGTGGAATGGATGTTGAAAATCCGAATTTGGAGTTTCTGTGGTCATCTGATGAGATTAACAAAGAGCCGTACAAGTACTGGTCAATTGTTATCGATATTTCCACAAAGTTCAATCTAAACAGAATTCGAAAGTGTACTCAGATAATGGGTAGAGAGGATAGTGATGAGTTGGCGACATCTCAAATATTCTACCCTGTTATGCAAGCAGCAGATGTTTTCTTCTTGAAAGTGGATATCTGTTCGTTGGGTAAAGATCAACGTAAAGTGAATATGCTCTGTAGAGAGTATTGTGATAAGATCAATAAGAGGATGAAACCGATTATTATTTCACATCATATGTTGATGGGATTGGATGGTTCATCTAAGATGTCCAAATCAAATCCAGACAATGCTATCTTTATGGATGATTCAGAGAGTGAGGTCAATAGAAAGATCAAGAAGGCATACTGTAAACCAGGAGATATTGACACTAATCCTATATTGGAATATGTTCAATACATCATTTTCGAAGTTGATGATGAGTTTGTGATTGAGCGAAGTGAAGAATATGGTGGCAATTTGACATACACAGATTACGAGGAAGTTATTTACGATTTTGAACAGGAGAAGTTACATCCAGCTGATCTGAAGAAGGCTGTTATTAAATGTATTAACAGATATTTGACACCTGTCAGAGCTTACTTTAAGAAGAATGAGGAGGCTAACAAACTTTTGAAAACAATCAAGAGTTTCAAACCTAAGAAACAGAAGAATAAGAAGTAATCTAGGATATAGCTACTAACAGTGTTTATTATAAAAATATTATTATTTGTGGAAAATAATAATATTTAACGCTTCAGCCCGGACTCGAACCATGAAACTCCCCAGTGACGGTGGGGAATGATAACCCCTTTCACTACTAAAGCGTGAAGTATTTTATGAAAAAATTGATTTATTTGTGATATGTTTTATTAAAGTGATGGTGTATCATGGAGAGTATAATGACAGAGACAACAAATTTGATATTTCCGATTGACGAAAAAGAATATCTCAGATTCACTTTGGATGCTCTACGCGAATATGGTGTTATTGTTCACAATTATTGTCAAAAGGTTCTTGTAATAAGTCCAGAAAGACAACAAATTTATTGCGTAGCACACGTAACATATGATGGTATAACAGGATTTGTACTGTTTCTTTTACATACCGGAGATTCGAGTGCTTGTCCTAAATCGTTCTTCAACGGTTATGAGATGAAGAATTGGTGTGATCGGGATAAACTGTATAGATTTTGGAAACAGAATACAGAGATTGGTATTAAACAGTTTGCATTGAAGCATTTTGTTGAGTATATTATTTATCATTACAGATTTGATAGATATGTCTGTGATGTGTGTAACAGACAATCCATCAATTACCGTAGTGATAAACATATGTATATTTGTGAAAGATGTGAACTTCACACTGATGATACATGGAATTTATGTGAAGATTGTTATTATGAAGTAGGGTTTGATAGTAAACACAAAGTGGATATATTGTCCAATGATCCCATATCTCTAATATTGGATATTGATAAGATAATGGTTGATATTGATGCATTGAGTCTGGATTCAGATAAAAGAGAATGTTTAAAAGAGTTCTGTAGAAGAGCTTAAAAAGATGATCACTATTAAAGTAAGTATGAGTAATGTACCGGAATCGATAAAGAGGAAGGTTGGAAGAAACCTTCATTTGCAAAAGAATCATCCAATTGAGATTGTCAAGAGAATAGTTGTTGATTATTTCAAGGGATTAAAAAATTATAATTTCGCAGTTTTTGATAATCTGTCTCCATATGTATCTGTTGAGGATAATTTCGACAAATTGTTGATACCGAAGAGTCATCCATCAAGGAGTAGATCAGATACATACTATGTTGATGATGAAACTGTTTTGAGAACGCAGACATCGAGTCATCAGAATCAGTTGTTGTCAGATGGTCATAATGACTTCATTGTTGCTGGAGATGTTTACAGAAAGGACGAGATAGATTCATCTCACTATCCAGTTTTCCATCAGATGGAAGTTGTTGGAAAGATTGCTGATGGCGTAGGAGATGCTAAGGAAGAGTTGTTCAGGGTTATTGATGGACTTGTGGAATATTTGTTTCCTGGTTGTGAGTACAGAGTGAATGATGATTATTTCCCTTTCACAGAGCCGTCATTTGAGTATGAGGTGAAGTTTGGAGATAAATGGATGGAGATTTTGGGATGTGGAATAATGCATGAGAAGATTGTTGAAAATAATGGTTTAGCACCTAATAGATATTGGGCTATGGGATTGGGTTTGGATAGAATGTGTTGTATATGTTGTGATATACCAGACATTAGGTATTTGTGGTCAACACATAAGAGATTCTTATCACAGTTCGATGATGGGAGGCTTCATAAATTCCAGACTTATTCAGAGTTACCAACTGAATCTCAGGATATTTCATTTTTCATTGATGAGGAGCAATTAAAGGATAATCGGGCTGTTTGGTTACAGGAAAACGATTTCTTCGATATTGTTCGAGATGTTTGTGGGGATTGGATTGCGAATGTTGAGAAGAGGGATGAGTTTTTCCATCCAAAACATCAGAAATTGGCTAGGATGTATAGATTGGATTATTCACCTTATGATCCTTCATTGAAGAATCCGTCAGATTTCAAAAAGAAGATAACAGAGTTGCAGAACACTGTTAGGAAGAGAGTTGTTGAGTTGGGTATAGAACTTCGTTAATATTATCTTTTGTAAAGTATGGAGTGGTGGAAAACTGTAAAGAAAAAGAAGCGGAAAAAAAAGCTTGTTTTTATTCACACACCGAAATGTGGCGGAACATATGCCGGAGAAATATTCAAAGATTTAGGTATTAAGAATAAATTTCATAATAGAGCGAACAAAAGAGATGGAATAACCTTCACTATTATAAGAGATCCGGTTGATAGATTTGAAAGTTTACTGAATTACAGACTGACCGCACGGAGACCTCGAAGTGATTGGCCTATTAATTTAAGAGGTGTTTACAGGAAAAAGAATATTAGTCTCAATAAAATAGTGAAAAGAATGACTAATGTACAGATTCGAGGATTTCGTCCTTACAAGACGCTTGTTTATTGGTCAAAAAACGTAGATATAATTATAACAATAGACAAACTCCCCGAATTATTAAATTTTTTTGGTTACAAATATGATAAGAATAAATATAAGAGAAAGAATGTATCAAAAAAAACGAGAGGTAAACTTGATGAAAATACAAGAGCTAGAATTGCAAAACTATTTGCACCTGATGTTTTACTTTATAATAAAATCAAGGAACATTGCGGAAAGTCACAGACACTCGGCGACCACGCATAACTCGTTTGTCACCAACTTTATCGGATAATCTCTGTCTCATTTCGTGTGTCCATTTATACCTAGCATCTCCTGACATTATATACAATGTATTGGGTTCAACATAGAGATCAACTGTTTTGTCATCTTGTTTGAAAGTCATTGTTGCACCTGATCCAAATGTGTAACATCCTATCACCGAACCATACGATTTCACATCGATATGTCTACCAATTCCTTGATTCCCTTTGTAATTATTAACAATACATTGGTTGAATGTGTAGGATTCTGGTGCTAATTTTTTCAATTGAACAATTTTAGAAAGTTTCTTTTGCAAAGGTTCTAAAAATGATGGAATGGGTTCTGCTAACTCATTAATATCATACGATTTGTACCCATATTTGTACCCATAGTGTTGAATCAATCGTGAATCTGGATTGTCAGGAGATACTGGTTTCCATTCTTCTTTATCAAGTTCTTCTATAACATTATCTGGTAATTTTAGACCAGTAATGTAATACAATCCATCAACTTCTTTAATCTTTTTAAGTAGGGGCATAATTTTATAATAAAATATAAGAACTATTTTTTTAAAGTGTTATAATTTTCAATTTTATAGGCTTAGTTACAATTTGAAGAGATGCATTGTGTTGATTAGCATGAACAAGTATATTAAATGTGTGTATTGTGGTAAATTGTATAAATTTGATATGGAAAAAGATATATGTCATTATCAGAAGAATTTGACACGATGTCCTAACAAACTACTATTTAATCGAGAATGTTTCACATGTGGAGAGGTTCGTAAACGCAAATTCAGGGATATTCATTGTGAACAAGTCGATGGATTTAGAAGATGCAGCCATTGTGTGAGAGAGGGATATGTATTGAGATATCAGCGATACGATAAACATGTTTTGACCAAAGGGGAACAATTGATGAGGGATATTAAGAAGTTAGATTACAACAGTGTTGTTGAACATTTAAATAGCAATGTCAATCCCAATTTCACAGCTCAATTGCGTTTAACAGATGAGGAGAGAGAGTATTTGGGGGATGATTTCAATTATTATAATGACGATTATGACACAGCTTTCGATCGTTTGTGGTATAGTAATGGCAGACCTATTAGAGATACGCGTAATACAGAACCTACAACTCCTTTGAAAATGGCTGTTCATATAATTGCCGATAATTTTATGAACGATTCAGCTATGATTGTAATTTATAATATTGTAAAAATATTAATCGAAAAAGGTGGACGTACAGAACCAGCATATCGTTATTGGATTCATAGATATGGAAAGATAGATTTGAAAAATCCGAAGAGTTTCATGTTCTTATCTATTTTCACATTGTTGATTAGTTCATTTGATTTATAAAAACGGGGAGATTGCATCTCCCCGTAAACCCCTACGCGTTAACTTAGTTTACTTTTTGGGTGTTAGCACCTTTTTTTAAAAGGGATTTTTTTATAAAAAAATATATGATTATTGTTCCAGTTGTGCCTCAAGCTCATGGATTCGTTTATATAGACCATTAATTGTTCTCAAACGATCCTTCATACATTTCAATGCTTCGTGTAGAGTAATGTAGATACTACCATTCTCAAGTTCGAGTAACTTTTTCCCAAGTTCATTGTATTCTACAATCTTTGGATGGTTGTCAAGCACGTTGTTGTCTGCATCATGGATGTTTCCTACATCATCCATTATTTCATTGATCTCTGTATCAAGAAAAGCCATTCTCTTTCTGATGTTATTGTACAATTCGAGACATCCTTTTCCTGCATCCAATGCTTCCTTGGGAAAATCGTAGAGTGGTTTTTCTGGAATTTTCAAGTGTTCCATAATTTATAATCTCTATAAATCATTATAAATTATTTTTTATCATTTTTTTTAATAAAAAGGTATTAAAAACATGTAATACTATCTATATACTATATTATAGGTCATGGAATTAACTTGTGATACTATTCTGGATGATGAAGACGTGAAAGAGAAGAACTATAATGTCTGCATAGATGGTAAGCCATTACTCTTCCTTGCCACTATGCAGAATAGAATCGACGCCATTGAGATTATGATTAATGGAAAAGTTAATTTAGATGCTCGTACAGAGTGTAGAGGAATGACCTCGGTATTCATCTCTGCATATACAAACAGAGTTGATATACTTAAATTGTTATTGGACTGTAAAGCTGATCCCAACTTGGGTACATCTGATGGTGAGAGTACTCCATTGGTTGCAGCTGCAGAGTGTGATAACGTTGATAGTCTCAATGCATTGATAGTTTTTAAGGCAGATGTTGATAGAAAGCTTGAAGATGGCTCAACTGCTCTATTTACGGCAGCATGGTATAATAGTTTAGATTGTTTAGGAGTATTGATAAATATGAAATGTGATGTGAATGTTGTCAACGAAGATGGGGACACACCTCTGTACGTTGCAGTTGAAGAGGGAAATATAGATGTTGTTAAAATGTTGTTGGAAGCAAGTGCTGATCCAAACTATACAAAGAATGGTGGTTGGAAAACACCTGTTACCAAGGCAGTTCATAACAAAGATGTTGATTGTTTAGAGAGTCTGTTATTGCACGGGGGTGATCCAAATTTGAGGCATAGTATAGGATTGTCTCCAATATTCTTGTCAATATTTTGGAACAGTATGGATTGTTTGAAGTTATTGATAAAGAGTGGTGCAAACTGTAATCAACCATCTTGTGATAATATAGGAAAGGGTAGAATGACGCCTTTACACATATCCATTGCTGAGAATAATCCGAAATCCATAAAGATATTAATAGATGCTAAGGCTGATCCAAATATGAAATCTTCAAACAATGACGAATCTCCAGTTTATATTGCGTCATATCTCAACAATTTTGATTGTTTGAAGATTTTGTTGGAGTGTAAAGGGCGTCCTGATTTTAGGAAGAACAATACAAGGTATAGTTCTTTAGATGTTGCTGTTAAAGATTCGGATTGTTACAAGCTTTTGTTTGATTTGAAACAGGTAGAGAAGAAAGCTATTGTTGTAAAATTGGTGGGAGAGAATTGTCCGATATGTTTAGATGATATGAGTGAGAGGGAGGATATAGAGGTAACAAACTGTTATCACGGATTTCATAAGGATTGTTGGGAAGAATATGATGATAAGGGTGTTTGTCCAATATGTAGGGGTATTGCAGAATAAAAATATATTCGACTCAATCAGGTGAAGTTCAAAAAAACAACTATGAGAATATAATTTCATATATAGATAGAATATCTGTTGATATGTCGGAAAAAGTGATTTTTTTATCTTAAAAAAATGTTAAGTGATAGATTATACTATGAATCAGTTAACAACTACCATAAATTTGGACAAGATTAAATTGTTTGATGATTACAAACTGATAAAAACTTTGATAAATAATGGAATTCTCAATGACCAAACAAAAGTCGGAGATGATCCACTCTTGTCTTATGCTATTTCAAAACGAAAGAATTACACTGTTGAATTATTACTTAGGAGGAGTAAAGATAATGTAAATAAGTGTGTTTACGGCAGAACTCCTCTATATATCGCTGCGTGGAAGGATAACAATGACATTATCAAACTTTTGCTTGAAATGAAAGCAGATTGTGATATAGTTAGAGAATCTAATGGTGCAACGGCTTTGTATAAGTGTGTTGAGAACAATAATATCAACGGTGTTCATTTATTGATAGAGGCTAAGGCTAATGTGAATATTGAACTCTGTGATGGTGCAAATCCACTCTTGATATCTGTTCAGAATGGGAGTAAAAGATGTACGGAGATGTTATTGGATGCAAAAGCGAATGTCAACAAAGTTTCCATATTGGATGTGACTCCTCTATACATGGCTGCTCAGAGTAATAGTGTACAGGTTATGAAACTGCTATTGAAACATGGTGCAGATCCTGATGCTGTTTCGAAAGGTAAATACTATCCGATATCTGTGGCAATTGTTGAAGATAGTGTGGATTGTATGGATATTCTTTTGGAAGCTAAAGCTGATATAACACGTGATAAAGGGTATCTACATGTTGCAGCGGAATACAAGAGTGTGAAGTGTATGAAGAAATTGGCTGAAATATGTAAGGATAATATAGATTTACTTGATGAGTCTAAATGCACTCCTTTGCATAAAGCAGTTGAAGCAGGAAGTCCTGAGATAATAGATATATTGATTAAATCTGGAGCTAATGCTAATGCTGTTGGAAGGAGTAATTTGACACCTTTGTACAATGCTGTTGTTGGAGGTAATTGCGAGATTGTTAAATTGTTATTGGAAGGAGGTGCTGATCCTAATATTCCTTTATTGGATAGTGTTATTCCAGTGTCAACGACTATATTGAACAAGTGTTTCAACAATTTCAAGAAGATATATGATAATGTTGAGGATCACGATATTATAAGTAGTTCTATCAATCGTTCAACTCCAGTATATATAGCAACAATGAAATCCAATAACAGTATGTTGGAGATGTTATTGGAAGCAAAAGGAGATCCGAACAATAAGCTTATGGATGGGAAAACTCCAATATTTATCGCAGCGTATACGAATAATAAAGAGTGTTTGAGTACACTTCTGAAATATCATGCAAAAGTTGATCACAATGCTTACGATATTGCAGTTAAAAATAAGTACAAAGAGTGTGAAAAGATGTTGAAACTCATAATTGATGCTGAGAGACACACAAAATTGGTGAGCAATATTGGTGACACTTGTCCAATATGTTTAGATGTGATCAAGACTATAGACGATGCAGTTATGACAAACTGTTACCATATTTTTCATGTGAAATGTTGGGGAGAATATGGGAAGAATAAGTGTCCTGTTTGTCGTAATGAACATGCATTGTAGGTTAATTTATAATAAAAACGTCTTATCTATCTTCATGATGACCAATTGTTGAAACAACATGTTCAGATGAAAAATCTTCAAGTGGTATAGTGACATATGATTTGGGTTTCTCTTGAGGCACTGGAGAGTTCGAAACCAATTTTTCAAATGTGTTGGGGCGTTGATCCTTATCTGTCATATATTCACCATGATCAAATGGACACTTTTTCGAATACTCAAATCTCGTTGTTTCAACAAATTTTATTAAATCTCGAGAAGTTACATAATGACAGTCACACTTGAAATCGCCATTCTTACACTTTTTCTTAAAAAGTTTATCGAAATGTTTGGCTTGTTTTTCTTTCTCTCGAATGCTTATCTTGAGCTGTTTGATTTTTGCGTGGTTACGCTTCTTTACAGCCTTTTTCAAATCATTTCTTTTTTGATAAATTTCCCGATTAAGACTCGACGCTTTCGACTTGTATACTACTGGTTGTTCTGTAGACACACTATATATGTGATATTTCTTTTCTACAGACATTTTGCATCACTTTTTATGAAAAAAAAAATGAGTTTTTTTCATAGATTTGGTTTGGTACTACCAATAATAGTTCAAGAGATTGCAAAGCATACGATAGTTCAAATCAAACAACTGGATCTTATAGCAAAATAGGTCTGTTCAGATTACTTGAATGCAATTACAATCAATATATAACAAAATCTCTTGCAATCACAATAATTTGTATGATGTTTATAGCATTTATGGTAACAACGATATTATGTTTAGTTATTCACAAAAAGAATACAATGAAATATTAAAAAATTGATTTATAAAATACCATTACACATTGGATATGTAATAGATTAAATGCAAACTCAGTATAGAACTTGTGTATTTGTAGAATCACCATATTCGGGAGATATTGACCGAAACGTACGATATTTGAAACTTTGTAAATACGATTGTTGGGCTAGAAATGAGATGCCGTGTGCATCTCATGATGACATGACTCAACATCCAGCAAAGGTGGATTTCTATGTTTCGGATTATGAACCGGAATGGGATGTTTATACAAGAGATGAAGCAATCAATGGTGCACATGCATTACGTGCACTGTGTGCTAAGACAATTTTTTATGTGGATCTTGGTGAATCGAGAGGTATGAAAGCAGGTATGGAGTATTGTAAGAAACACAATATTCCATATGAAGTCCGAAAACTGAATTATGACAATGTTCTATCTTTGAAAGCCGATTTAATCTCGCGAGAGTTTATTGACGCTATTTTAACAGGAAAATCATATGAGAAGTATCTGAAAGGATCACGCCTTGTAAGTTGACTCAGTTAACGCGTAGGGTCTAGTAGGGAGAGGCACTCTCCCTACAAAATTGATTTATAAAATACATAAATAATTGATTTATAAAATACATAAATAATTGATTATTAATTGATATTATGGAAATAATAGTTAATTTTAACAATTTTAATATGAATTTTGATGAAAAGGTGTGTATAAAATCGAAATACTTGACGGATATGGTTAATAATGAAGAATCTTTCAGAAAACTTGTTGATGATGGAGTTATTGATAAGATTGGTGATGTTGATTTTTTTGAGTTTGCTGTGATGAAAAAATATAGAGAATCTGTCAAATATTTTCTGGAAAAGTATCCAGAATTTCGTCATAAATATCGAAACCTTGTACATAAATATGCCAAAAAAGATGCTAGTTATTCTGAATGTTTAAAAATACTCATTGATAATGGATTTGATGTCAATGCAGATGATCGTTTTTCCAAAAGAGCTGTTGAACGTGCAATCGATAGTGATGCATATGATATGTTGAAAATTCTTTTGGATGCAGGTGCTGAAACAGAATTTTTAATGTGTCATACACTGGAGCAAACACCTCTACTTTATGCGGTTGAGAACAAGTGTCTCAAATGTGTTGAGCTTTTGATTGACGCAAAATGTGATGTGAATTCATCTGATAAAGATGGCAAAACAGTTGCACATTATATAGGTAAATTGTATGAGCTAGAACCTCGTTTTTGCGGTAGTCTCCATAGTTCAATTGTAAAATGTCGAAAAATTGCAGATATAATTCTACCACTATGCAGTATTGAGACCATGAACAAATTGGATAACTTTAATAGATCACCTCTTTTCTATGCATGTACAAGAATCGATATTGGTAGATACGGTCCAAAAAGATTGGTTAATGCAAAAGCAGACATTGATGGAAAAGCGTTCAGTTCGGAATTTACGGTTCTTGAGTATGCAATCGAATACAAATACAGAGGATTAGGTTTTTTTGAAAATATAATCAGATGCAAACCAAATTTGTTTAAATTGCTTGGGGGATACAATGTTTTTGAACAATGTGTTATTAAACGTAATGAGACTGCACTTGTCTCAATATTAGAGTTCTCAAATAAAAAACATTTGGATATGATTAATAATGCAATTAAATATGCAAAGAAAGAGTTACCAATATGTTCATATGAAAGAAATAGTTTTATTCGTTTGTTCAGCAAATATAAAAAAAAGATTAAAAAAAGATTTGAAGTTGATTTTGATAAACTTGATGTTAAATTTGTCGAATATGTTAATGTTCAGTCAATACAGATAACAGAGACATTTGGACATGATCAATAATGCAATTAAATATGCAGAACGTTCATTACCATTGTGTTCAAAATGGAGGTCTATATTTATCAAAAAATGCTTAGATTCCAAGAAGAGAATAAAGAAAAAGATGAATACTCGAGGCAACTCGAAAGAGTCCCGAGGCAGCTCGAAAGTGTATCCAATGTAAATTGACTTAAAAAATTAAAAATTTTATTATAAAATGAGTAGAGAATTGATAGAAAAAATTATGTTTAACTTCTTAGTTGGGCAATATTGCAATGGAGATCCAATCAGTTTTGATAACGATGCACGTGGTCCTAATGACAAAATTGTCAAACCAGATGGTGTAACAAATCTGGAAGAACTTATTCAACACGGCGTTGAATGTCTTGAGATGAACATACAAGAGGCAAAAGATTATTTCAAAGAGAGAGTTGAGTTCATAAAGAGACACAATGAAAAGTGTGCAGAGAAAGGCATTGAAGATGTATCACGAACAAGATTGTGTACAAGATGTGATAGTATGGTATTCGATATGGAGAGATGTTATGAGAGTAAGGATGGTACAGGTATTTATGTTTATAAAATTGAGTGTTACAATAAACTGTTTGAAAATCCAAAATACAGAAAATGGCTACAGAATAGCTATAAACTTTATGAACCGAATTGTGAAAAGAGGATAGATGAAGGTCTAATAGAATATTTTGAGAATCCATTAGCTGTACATGAAGATTACGATGCGAACGAGATGTATATTGATAATATTGTTTATAAAACGATGACAGATATTATTCCAGCTAGGATCGCTTTTGGAGGCGATTCAGACACAGGTGATTTTGAAGAAGATTTGAGAGAATATATCAAAAATAAACTCTCTATGCTTCAAAATCCATAAGACTCAAAATTGGAAAATCTCCAAGGTTCTCATTCAATTTCAATCCCGTTAACCGAATCGGAGCAATCGCACCAACTGGTTCTGCTCCAATCATCTTAATAAGCTCTCTTCCAGCATATATTGTTCCACCTGTTGCAATTAAATCGTCAACAATAAGAACTTTTGCACCTGGTGGAAGAGAATTCTCCTCAATTGTCAAAGTGTCTGTACCATATTCCTTTTCATATGTGAAGGAAACTGTGTTTGGCAACTTATTGGGCTTTCTGAGCATAACAAACCCGCATCCCATCTCCAATGCCAATGGAATGAAGAGGAAACCCCTTGATTCCATACCCGCAATGTAATCGATATCTTTTAAACCAGAATCCCTCAGTAGTTTTGCCATGAGTTTGATAGTTGCGGAGAACAGTTTGTGATCTGCTAATAGAGGACCAATGTGTCTAAAGGTTATTCCCTTTTTGGGAAAATTCTCAATAGCCTCTATCTTATTTGCAATTTCATTTAACATATTTATATTGTGGTTATTGGTATTCATATATTTTCAAAATCAATTTTTAATGAATCGCCAATACATGATAAACGCGGTCATCACAACATATGATGCCAAAATCACATAAGATATTCTATACCGATTTCTCTTGTTTATCTCCATTCTCAATATCTCCAACGTTGGATCTGCTATACAATAACCGTCTTTCAATATATCCATTTCAACTTGCGACATTATACATCCATTCAATATGAAGAACATCAAAATAATGATAAACAACAATATTGGTACTATAACCGCAATGTAAAATGGACCATAAATTAGTGCAAATAAGAAGAAATATGGCATAGAGATGTGAGTAGCCCTTATTAAACGTCCGATACTACTCATCGACAATCCTGATATAGACGATATTTTCTCAATAACATTCATTATCTTTTTAACAAGTTCCATCTTCTCCTTCTTTGAGTAGATCATATATCTATATTACTATTTGAAAATTTTCGAACCAACGTAGAAAAATACCAAGGAATTTATCACAACATGATTGTAATTCTCACATGAATCATCATATTTCGTATTGAACAGTATATCCCATATGTCATGTCCATAGTTTGTTTCAGAATTTTCATGATGTTGTACATGTTCTGGATGATCAATAAATTGATAGTTTATCATGTGCATTGTTGCATAAACCATTCCCCATATGAGTGCAATCTTTGCGTTTAAACCTTTGATAAACCATGTAATTACATATACAATAACACCTTGAGTGAAAAAATTGTGTATAAATTCGAATATTTGGTTTTCAGGACGTTTGTTTATCTTAGTGTCATGATGAATTTCGTAATGAAAATCCACGAAATCCGCCATATTCATTAACAATACTTTCACGAAATTCGTTCCAGTGATGAATGTATTCTTCTCAATAAAACTGGTAACAATATTTTTGATGCGGTATTTATGACCAAAAAGATGTACAATATATTGCAATAAACTTACAATGATGAGTGTCACAATATTTTGTGTATATGATGTTTCTGTACCTTTTGAGAAAATGTATATACTAATGAGTAAACCGATATAGAACAACCAGTTTATTCGAAAATGTTTGAATAAAAGTTGACTGATCGTCATAACTAATATTTTGTGATAAAAAAATAACAATCAAATAATCCAATGCATTGTTCAAGTGTAATAATGAATTTGAACAATATGAAATACATATTGAGTGGTGGCAATATGGTGAGTATGATGTTCAAAGAATGTATTTTTAATGACAATATGTGCTACTTTATGAGAGGTGATGGTGTGGATTCAATATTGAGAAACAGATTTCTGTCTGAATTGCTGTTTCACAATGGTGTTTTTGGAAAGAGAACTAGAATAAGAGTGGGTGATAGAGTTTTTAGTTTGGCTAAATATGGCAAATTAACAAAGAATAAGAATTTATTGAAACTATTATTGAAATATCGAATATGTAAAAGAAAATAAATTTTTCAAAATTGTCATAAATATCTGCGAAAAAATATAATATGATAGATTTTTTCACAGAATTCTTAATATTGGTAACAAAAAATTCACTCACAGGTACAACATTACGAGTAAACGACATAATTGATGAAGGTTTCATTGAAAAAGGTGAACTTCAAAGGAATGATCGTTTAGCAATTGTTAAATTGGAGGACGCTGTTTCATGGGATTCCGCAAAAATACTCAGTAAACTCCTATCATGGCTACCAATTTCCGATTTGGACAAAGAGTGTTCAGATGATGAAACTGTCCTGATAAACAAATACTTTCCATCTGTTCTTCAAAACGATCTCTTCTTAAGAAATAGAGATCAAGCACATGAGTTAGAGGACAAATCAGAAATAGAGATGTTGGAGTTTATTGCAACTGAAGGTATTGGTGCACACTTATTGAAAGGTTGTTGTATGGATGCTAGTGGTAATCCGACAAAATATGAGATAGATTTGATGTTTCTTTCTCAATTCGAAGTCAGATACAAACTCGTTCCATATGGTGCAAAACTGATTTTGGATGGGAATTTCAAATATGACAGCATAATATGTAACTGTAGAATCCAAGATGGAGATATAGTTTGCGAAGAAACACCATTCGAACTAAGTTCACCAAATTGGAGATTCGCTTACAACCTGTTTATGGCGTCATTGTTAATGTACGAGACTGTTTATAATCATGCGTTGGAATGTCATTTCAAAATTGCAGGAAATGTTTTAGCTACCCTGTTCAGATACAAAGATACCGCCCCAGATTGCATAAAAGATTTCCTAGTTCCGTTTCTGTTTAGAACTCAAGAGGTTAATGATAGAGCTTATGAGATTCTTGTTAACAATGGTGGGTTGGTTCACAGGATATTCGCTTTTACAAAAAATGGCATGAACCGATTTTATGAATATTTGTGTGATGAGTTTGAGTACAAAACTCCTTTGGAAATGGATTGTGCCAATACTCCATTGAAACATGATCTCATTGCATATTGGCGAGTTTATGAAGAGTTCGTTTCAGAATGTGTTGACCAAATGTCGGAAGAGTTGAAGAAGAATATGTCGTGGGTTATCGATTTTGAGAGATATATCAAGAGAAATATAAAAGGATTGATTGTGGGAAGATTAACATCCACTGAGAATATGAAGAGATTGTTAACAGCAGTTGTTTTCAATGGAAGTGTTTGGCATGAGTATATCGGAAATGTATCGAGATACTTGATAGATTCAAAAATAACCAGTTGTAAAATATTCCGCTCAAAACCGAATCTAGTTCATGACACCGAACAGAACTATGTTCAGGCAATATTCTTGGCAGCAATAACATCTGTTCAAAAAATGCCACAGATTATGGATGACTTATGGAGAACTCAGAAAAAAGAGGAGGTTGCAACAATTTGGAAGAATCTGCAAATGAAATTACGAAATGTAACATTAAAAACTGATTATCTGTATCCAGAAATGTTAGAATGTAGTGTATCTCTCTAACATAATTTAAAAAATTGGTTGATTGGTTATTTAATGAGTGAAAGTTCAATTGTAGAGATAAATTTGGATAATCATATTGATCTTCTTGATGATTATAATTTTATGAAGTACTGTTTAAAACGCGGATTATTGAATAAGGATACGAAAGTTAATGGTCGAACATTAATGGATTATGCGGTTTCTAGTGAGAGAGTTAATATGTATGCATTATTGTTAAAGTATAAGGTTAATATCAATACACTTAGTAATGGTAGAACTCCTCTATTTATTGCATGTATGAATGGTAATTTGGACTTGGTTAGTGATTTGTTGATATGTAAAGCAGATCCGAATATTGTTGAGACCGAGAATTTCCAAGCATCTCCATTGTATGTTGCTGTTTGGGAGAGAGACATAAAGATTACTCGATATCTATTGGATTCAAAGGCAGATCCAAATTTAGGTTCAAAACATGGTACTCCTCTGCATATTTTGGCATGTGCAGATGACACAACAAAGAGATGTTGTTTTATTGACAACGATAAAGGATACGATATGTCTGTTATATTGATTAAAGCGAAAGCGGATACTTCATTAAAGGATTGTAATGGTAATACTCCATTGACACTTGCTATCAATAATTGTAATAACGACATTGTCAATCTGTTTCTGGAGAGTTGTAAGATTACTGGTGAACAGAAGGTAGACGCTGTTATGAGTGCGATTAAAAGTAATAATATTGATTGTTTGAAGGTTTTGAAAGTTGACAAGAATGTGATCGAATACAAGAAGGATGGATTGACACCACTTCATTTAGGAATTCGATGTGGAGGTTTTGATTGTGTTGATTATCTGTTGTCATTAAAAGCTAATCCAAACTGTTATGATGATAGTGGTGTTAGTGCAATTATGGATGCTGTTAAAATGAGGAAAATAGATATTGTAAGTTTATTGAGATCACATGGAGCAAAATCAGCGGGGGATGTTGTTGATTTGGCGTGTGAGAGTGGTAATACGAAGATCGTTAATGCATTATTGAGTAGGAAGAGGAAGATACATTTTAGTGATGTCGTTAAAGCATATAAAAAGTGAAGAAAATTATTCTTGAATTACATAATATTCAACATTGAGCATGGGGAATATTAATTCTTATTTTGGAAAAGATAACGTGAGACGTTACACCAAAGCGGAGTTTAAGCGTATTGGTTGGAAAGCAAACTATGGATCGCATGAGTATCAAGATTACTGTTTAATGGCATTCATTGCAAATTATGAAGGTAACGATCCTGTTTATTATACTTTGAATAGTGGACTTTCACCAGGTGTTAGTGTTGTACGCAGACGTGGATATGATGCGAAGATGGAGTGTGCATCTTTTGGTGAACATGATATTGAAGAGTATCGGAAGTTCATAAAGGGATACAATCGTATGACCGAATCTTGGGTGGTTTAATTCAAAAAATTGACATTTTTTTTTTATAAATACACTATGATATATTTAGTATGAACTCTATACATAATATAGATGATAATGAAAATTTTATTCAGTTTCTTGCTGAATTGTCAAACGCAGGGGTTGATTTGTCAAAACTTGTTTTTGTTCAAAATACACTTGAATCAGTTTTCAGTGCGAAGGCTTTTCAAAGTTGTGAATATAGATCCGGAATTAGTGACAACGAGACAGTTGTTGCAATTGGTTCAACTACAAGTTCGAATCTGATGGATGTATCAAATAACTCTTCATTTGACTTTGGTACAAGTAAATTCCTTATTGAAACAGATAACTTCTTGGAGCATTTGGAAAATACTGCTGAAGTCTTTGATGTAATTTTCAAGGATATGGTAAGAGTTGTTTTTGGTGTCTCTTTTGGATACTTGTTCAAAGCAGCTGAAGATGATGCTACTGGGCATGTTGAATTTGTTCATGAGAATATCAGAAGCCATTATCGACCCGGAAAAGATTTGACACCTGAACAAGATGAACTCCGAATTCAGAATTGTTTCGTCTTTGCCGAGTGGTTGAAAAACCGCTATCCTGACACTTCCTTCTTTGTGAAGGATCGTGGTTTTAAGGGTGCACCAAAGATTATTCATGAATGGATGATAGGAGTTTGTCCAGAAGGTCATGGGTTTGATGTTGGAGGTGGACAGTTTGTGCATTTCCATGATGGAAAACGTGGTGATAAATTCAGTGTTTCGACAAATCACTATCTTGATAATGGCTTTACTGGTTATAGTGAAGCTATCGTTGAAGGTTTTAATAGACTTGGTATCAATCAGAGTGAAGCTACTTTTTATTTCACTGGAAAGATCCGAGGTTTGTTTTTTAGTGATTCAGAATTCGAAAGCATTCTGAAAACAGTCATCACATTCTCTAACAGGATGTCTGAAGGAGGAGCACCTGCTTTGCCTCAAGCAACTGAGTAATTGGAAAAATTTTCTTTTATAAAAAAACATAAAAGTTATATATTGTGCTTGATATACAAGTTCTTATTTAGGTTTCAATCAGCAATATTATTATATATGTTATAATTAGTTATAATGGGAGGAGGGTTTTTACAATTAGCAGCCTATGGTGCACAAGATTTGTACTTGACGGGCAATCCTCAAATATCTTACTTTATAATGGTTTTCAAGAGGTATACAAATTTCGCAATAGAGAATTGTAGGCAATATTTTATAGGACATGCGGATTTTGGTAAGAAGGTTTATTGTCAGATCGAGAGAATAGGTGATTTGATGTCTCAGACTTTCATATCTGTTAAATTGCCATCACTGAAACCATATTTCAAAGAGGGCGTTAAATATTATTGGGTAAATGCAATTGGACATGCTTTGATAGAACAAGTTGATATAGAGATTGGTGGTAAGGTCATTGACAGACATTACGGTGTTTGGTTACAGATATGGATAGAGTTGACATTGTCATCAGGTAAATACGGTGCTTATAAGAAGATGGTTGGTTACACGAATGATACATGTTATTTCGATTATGAGGGGGAATTGAGTCTGTATATACCTCTGCAGTTCTGGTTCTGTAGAAATATAGGATTATCTCTGCCACTTATTGCACTGCAGAATCATCAGGTTAGAATAAATTGTACTTTTAGAGATGTGCGAAATTTATTAGTCAAAGTGACCGATGATTATCATTGTGGAAAAGCGGATTTGAACTTTAATGAGATAAATATGGACTCTGCATACCTCTTTGTTGATTATATATTCTTACAAGATGAAGAGAGAAGACGATTTGCACAAAGAACTCACCAATATTTGATAGAGCAGTTGCAGATCAACTCCAGTGTTCTTTACTCACGTGGTAAAAAGGATAATCCAATGAGTTCGGCAGTTGATATTCTTGAGACGTGTCCATTGCCAGATGATATAGATCAGGATTGTGCACAGCCACTTCCGGAACATAAGGTTGCAATTAACTTTAATCATCCGGTTATAGAATTGATATGGATATTCCAGAATTCTGTAGTTTTAGAGTTAAGTGATGACGATAGGAGATACAATGCTAATGAGATATTCAATTTTGGTATTAAGAATTGTTGTGAGAGAGATATTAGTGGTAATAAATGCTGTTCACGAAGATTCACAGTATATAATAATGGTGATTACTCAATGCATGAGGCAACACTATACATTGAGGGAAGAGAGAGATTTGAGAGAAGAGATGGAAAGTATTTTAATGTTGTACAGCCTTACCAGAGACATAGAAATGTTCCAGCAGATTTTATTTACAATTACTCATTTTCTATATATCCAGAAGAAGTAAAGCCATCCGGAACATGTAATTTTAGTAGAATCGACAATTGTCACTTTGTTTTCAAACTTAATAATGAACTTATCAATCCACATTTTACTATTTTTGCAAGAAATTACAACATTTTAACAATAAAAGCGGGAATGGCTGGTGTCCGATACAGCAATTGAAAAATATCTATGTTATATATTATGGAAGGTCGTATAAAGAAGAAGATCAACTCATTGAACAATGTATTGAAAAAAGTTAATTACAATAAGTTCATAAAAAGCAAGAAAATTATGAAAATTATGAAAGGTGGTGTTAACCCAGCTGCTAAAGCTAACAACAGTGCTAAAGCTAACAACAGTGCTAAAGCTAACAACAGTGCTAAAGCTAACAACAGTGCTAAAGCTAACAACAGTGCTAAAGCTAAAGCCACAACAAACAACAAAAAGATGATAAGTGTGAGTGATGAGTTGTGTAAATTGACTGCTATGTTAAGGAGTATGTCAGATATTGAGAAAACTTTGAAAAGTGTTAACATTCCAGAAGTTGGAAAGATTGGTAATATGACTATAGAGCAACTTTTGGGTAATATTGCTAAAATACCCAATATTAATAATTCAACTTTTAAGAATTATAACCAAGCAACAATGAAGAGAATGTACAATAGTTATAGAGCTATGTTGAAATATGTGGTTATTTTTATTAAGTATATGGTCTCCTCTTATGAAGTTCAAGTCTCAACAATGGGAATTCTCAAGATGCAAGAAGCATCAATGAAACAGATTAAGAGTAATGTTGGAAGTTTAAAAGCTTCTAACACATTGCAGAAAAAGATTAATAATATGGAACAACAACTAAAGTCGTTGTCTGTTGATATTAAGGGTATTATAAACAATAAGAATAAAGTACCTAATTCGTCTAAAATGAATAGTATTATTAATAAATTAACTAATGTTTTAAGTGCTATGGAAAATAAGTGAATTACATATCCATATTTAGCATAGGTAAAGCGTTTCTTGCATTTTGAGAAACTTCAGTTAGAGCTATAAGCAACCACATAACTGCAGTTTTCTTGTCACCTAACTCATTGTTAAAATCCAAAATTTCATTGTACTCCTTAAGAATCAACTTCCTGAGTTTCTTTTCATCCTTCATCTGCATAATTATTTGCGATGACAATGGAAACGCTATCCCATTATGGAAGTACTTCTTTCGCTCATCAGCAGGTAAATTGATCCTGTAATTGACCATATCCTCACTCTTATTGTATAGATCCTTCAATTCATAGATTGAAAGTTCTGTAAACCATGTATGATCAGTATAATTACCAACCATATCTATCTTGTGAAATGTATCTATCGTCTTAAATACCAACTCTTCATCCTCTGTTATCTCATCTTTATCAACCATACAATTGAATCCGTGATTGTTCAAATAGTTTATTCTATCATTCACTTTATCAATTTCAGAATCATCAAGAACGTTCAATGTGTACGGATTAACAGAAACCTTCCCATTATTCAATATCTTTGAAAGTTGTCTGACATCGAAAGCGTAATACTTATTCGATATTGAATCCTTCAAATCTATATAGTACATAGTGGGAATATCGAACTTCGAAATCATTGAGATACACTCAGTATCGTTAACTGTTTTCACTCGTTTTAATATATGGTAACGTCTAACTAACGATTGAACCCTAATAATAGAGTCAACATTGTCATTGTACCATTTAATCCAGTAAAAATAGTTAATTAAAGCATTAAAAATACACTGTTTCGACTGATTCTTCTGAATAATTTCTGTTAAATTGTACTTTTTTAACGTTTCCCTTAAACGAGTAACCTTTAAATCCTTTATCTTGGATAGAGATACAACACCACTCTTATTTCGCATACTGAAAATGAATGGGTTTATAGCATCGTCACATGTAAACCTACACATTAAATACTTTTTGTCATAATGTTTCAACTCTGTACTATTACAGGATACATCAACTGTTCCTCCATACTCTTTTAGAGTTGTAACGTACACAACTTTTTTAGCTCTCTTATGAATTCCACATAGATCAGAATTCTCTTTTCTCTTATTTGGACATTGCTCAAGTGAACCAACTTTCCTAACTGATAGACAGTTATGTTTATTTACAACAAAATTCATGCTCTTATATTATCTCTATTTTTTATTTTAAATATATTTTCATTTTTTTTTAATTTTTAGTTTCCAAAAAAAAATTGATTTATTATTTTCAAAGTATTTAAAAACAATTTACCCCCTATTATCTATAATGACAAGTAATAGTAATCAGGTAAACGCAAGTGAATTCGACGCAGGAAATGTTAGTTGCACAAAGCCCAAGCCAAACAAGAGGACTAAGAAGCTTCAGGCTCTTTTGCTCTATGCTTACGAACAGGCTAAAGGACCATTGTACTTTGAAACTCCCGAGGCACTGGTTTGTCCATTTGGACTTTCACAGTATGAGGCTGTAGAGGACAGTGGAAAGTACGATTATTCGCTACCGATGACAATTCGATCTTCAATTCCAAGTGAACAACCAGTTGTTGATAACTTTTTTCAACAATTGCAGGATCTTGATGAGTTTATGATCGATTTCGGTGTTGAGTATTCACAGCAGATCTTTGGTCAGGAGTATACTCCAGATCAGAGAATGATTGTAGAGGCTCTTTACTCTCGATGTGTAAGAAAGCCAAAGAAGAACAAAGAGGGTGAACTATATCCTTTGAAGATCTCCCCAAAGGTCGTTAAGGTCTGGGAGGAGAAGCCAACGAGTAAAAATGGAGTTCCAAATGTTGAGGTTTACACAACTTCACAGAACGACATGAAGCCAGATAGTTGGGAGAGTTTGATGGAAATGCTTCCTACGGGTTGCTCTGTTACAGCAATTCTCCAACCACGTGTTTGGTTTGTCAGTGGAAAGTTCGGTCTTTCGCTTCGTGTTTTGAAGCTTAAGATCATGCCATTTGAGAAGCGTGGTCCTCCAAAGGGATACTCATTCTCAAAACCACCTGCAGAGGTTGATGCTGAGACTACAACTGAAACTCCAAGTACAGAGGAGCAAGTTCCAGAACCAGAGGGTAATGGAGAAGCATCTGCTAGTGATAATGCTTCTGGAGAAGAGGAGGTTTCTGCCACAGGTGAGGAAGAAGTCGTAGACTCTGGAGAGGATCTTGAAGACGAAGAGCTTGAGGATGAAGAGATCGAGGATGTTGAAGAAGATGCACAGTAGGCAACTTAATGCATACCTTTGAATATATTATTTTGACATTTTAATTATAATTAAAAAGAGTTAATCAACTCAGTTTCGGTATACTTAATATCGGATTCTTCCAATTTATCTTTTTTAAAATTTGGGTAGACTATATTCAATTTCACATACAGTCTTCCTCTTTTTACTTCATCATTAATAATAAATGGTAATCCTAAATTGTTAACTTTAATCAATTTGTTGCCCTCTTTTAGAATCTTCTCTATATCAATCTTCAAATGAGCTGTTCGATCATCTGGTAATTTCAAATCGAGTGTTCCATCTTTTGACAAATCACTATAGGAAACAGTATAATTCATAAGAAGATCGTAATCGTTCGCTCTTTTGAACAATGGATGTGGTTTGTCCTTTATCATGATCAACAGATCAGATGGTTTCTTATAACCTTTCACATGATTTCCACTATTCTCAACAAATATTTCGCGACCCTTCAACGGTATATTAAATTTTTTAGTCACCTTCTTATAAACTATCTTCCCGTTCTCTTTGAACCTCCTAACGAGATCAATTGTAACAGATTGTGTTGTTCCCTTGTAAATATCCTCCATTGGGAATTCCTTGTTAACAATATACTCCTTCGGTTTTATAAGTTCGGGACGTGGTTGTTGTTTTGTTTTAGGTTTACTACTTTGAGGTGTTTCAGTGTGAATTTTGAAACGAATTCCTCCAAATGGCATGTCTCCCTTCAACCCATTCAAAATATCAGCAAAGTTATTACTCTTTTTTGGAGCATTATTCACAAATTCTGATACATGTTTCTTGAATATTGTATTAAACATCTCAAATGGATTGTGTTGACCACCAGTCATAGAGAATCCATCACTGACCATTCCAGTTGTATCATACTCTCTCCTCTTTGCTGGATCACTGAGAATTTTGTGTGCCTCTGATACCTCTTTGAATTTTTTACCAGCTTCTTCTCTATTGTTAATATTTCTATCTGGATGATATCTCAATGCCAACTTTTTGTAAGCTTTTTTAATATCATCTTGTGTCGCGTCCTTACTTACACCTAACACTTCGTAGTATTTGGACATACTTAATAGTTAACGATTTTTTAATTTTCTAAATACGACGCAAATTTTCTCATCAAAAATATCAACAATTTAGTTCTGAAATTCTCCTCATTGTAATTACTAAAAAGCTCCATTAAATCCTTATCCCGTTTTATAAAATCGATCATAATCTCCTTAAAACTACCCACATTCTGTCCTGTACTTGTATTACCAAACATATCATACTTTCTCCTACTCTTTTCATCACTCAAAACAGTGTAAGCCTCCAATATCTTCGCGAAAACCTTGGTTGCTTCCTCCCTGTGTTCGGGATTTCGGTCGGGATGGTATTTGAATGCCAATTTTTTATAAGCTCTTTTAATATCCTGTTGAGATGCTTTTTTATCCACACCTAGTGTATCATAATATGAAGACATCTATACTTATCTCTTCATAAAAGTTATGCTTTAAATAACTTGTTCACATCATCAATAAGTTCAGGATAATCATATAGATGAAATTTTTTTTTTTTTGCTACATTTTCAGCGAAATTGCAACTGGCATCATTCCAGCTTTTAATAGGTTTTGGCAAACGACTCTTCGCATACTCATAATCCCATTCAACTAGATGTTTGGGTGAATTCTCTATGACAAAATTGAACATATCTATCATTGTTTCACTATTGAAATCACATAACACATTGCGATAATCCTCTTTACGTAGAGAGATATCGATTGGATATTTTGACACAAGATTCTTACACTCCTCAAGTGTATAAACATATGTATCACCGTCAAAACAATCGTATATGTCACCAATGCTATTGATAATGTTTCTTATTGGTACAACAAGTCGTCCACTAGGTGGAAATTTCACTTTAGGATTTATTGTCAAATTTGTTTCGTCTGACCAAATCAAAATAGGTGTTCTATTGCTTAATACTGCATTTCCCATACTGGAAGATGGGACAGTCATATTATAATAAATAAAAATCATTTTTTTTATGAAAAAAAGTTGTTTTCTCCATATTTATCAACCAACATTACCAATCCTATCATAAACTTCTCTATATGGATAATATCTTTATTGGATATCTGAATATATCTATCTGTTTCCGTTGCCAATTCCATATATTTTATCATAAAATCATAATTTTCACCAAAATTTTTGTAAACACGCTTATTAACATATTTAACAAACTTATTCATATCATATAGATTCACATACAGATCGAATAGAACATTACGAACTTTATGAAAATTTTTGAGTGTTATCTCTCTATTGAATATCTTCTCCAACTGTTCATCTATAATTGCTGTGTAAGGTTTATAGAAAGCTGTATATTTACCATTTATCGTTGACATTTCAAAAAGTTCAAATATACTTTTGAGATTGTAAGACAAACAGTTATTGTGAACTGAATCGACCATCTCGCCAATATTCTCCTCAGTTATCGCTATTTTATTCTCTTTACTGTATCTCAAGAGATACGAAACAACATCTGCTCTCTTAATTGCTGGTATTTTTATAGTTGTTGTTCTACTGGTTAAAGCTGGTAATAAAAACTGTTTAGACGATATGAATATAAATCTGAGACTGATATGATATTTGTCAATTAAACAACACAATTTCTTCTCAAACATGTGCGTAAAGTTTTCACAATTCTTGAGAACAATTATTTTCGGTATGTTGTAAGCAATATTCATGGTCTGCCCATAATCTTTCAGGAAAATATTGTAAAACTCTTTCTCCTTAATATTGTTCAACTTGAAATCTATCTCAGTATGATAATTACTCTTGAAAAATATGAATTTATCATCCTTTTTACCCAATTCGAAAGTACCTCGAGATATTTTATGAACAGAATCTCCCAACATCTCACTGAGAAAAGTTCTCATCTTCGTTGTTCTCCCACTACCCTCTTTTCCCAAGAACAACATATGTTGCATACCGTTTAATTCGCAGTTTGTTTGTAATTTGAGAGGAGTTGGTACAGGGAAATCCATATCTTTGAAAGTCTTAAAATTACTCTTCATTAGTAATTTTAAAAACTGTACTTTTTAATATCATTCAAATTTTGATTAAATTCTTCATTTTCTTCAAAAATAACTCTCTATACTTCTTCTCTCCCATTTTATAAATGTACAACTGGTACTTATCAATACTGCTACCATAATTGTCATAAGTGTTGGTTCTAATGTACAATTTTGAAATATTACTAACAACCACATTCACAATATGTTCTCCACCAATATCATCGTTCCACATATTATCTGCCCAATATTGAAAATTGTTCTTATTAATATACCTTATTGGACACTCTCCATTCTCTAAATAGATGTGTTTAAACAACGATATATCAGATGTTATATCACACGTATTCAAATATTTTTTGACAACACTTTCGTCAACCTGCAAACTCTCCTTCTTCAACTCTCTCATTGATCCACCACTTGTTATAACTACCTGTGGCTTCTTTGGCTTTGGTTTAGATGGACTTATCTTTGTAGTCTTCTTAACAACAACTTCGGGAAGAACTACTTCTTCAACTGGTGGTACATTGACATTCAATGGAACAACCTTATCATCACTTATTAAAAGATCCAGGGTCTTCATCATTTTATACATGTAAATAGTCTGAGTTTTCAATTTCTTCTCTAAACTGTCATTCATTTGGTACAACTTCATCACAGCATTGTTTTGAGTGTTCATCTTCTTCTCTATCGCTTTTAAAGATTGATTAAAAACGTTGAACTTATTATTAATGTATCTTTTTATAGATGTTACTTTTGCGTCATCCATTTTTGTATTAATTATGTCATTTTTTTTTAACTAATTTATAAGCGTGTAATTTATATTATAAACATCACGAAATATTTTAATACATTGGATGTTTGATTTCAAAAGAGTTTTTATACATAATATCCAACAAAGTGAACTTTTGCATGTACTTCAACACCAAATGTTTCAAAAATAGTCTTTTCAACTGCTTCTTTAACTTTTGCAATCTCTTCAAAATCCATTGATTGATAAGCCGAATTGTCCTCACCACTTCCACTGAGGATTATTTTTCCAATAACGGTTGATGGAGAATCTTCATGTGATACATATTCCAAACCAGATTTTCTCTCCATGAAATCCCATGCATCAGATTCATAATCGAATATTTCTTCGTCGAATCCTCTCACTTTGTATTCTCTTTTAGTATAAGAATATATCTTTTCTGAATTACTGTTCTTTGTTCTTCTACCAGGATGATTTACAACCTTTTTGTACTTTTCAGAATTGTCTATAGTCAATGTTGACGTATTAATTCCTACAATAACTTTTGCATAATAATCACAACCCATTTATAATATTGGGAGGGAGTATGATATGTATCTTAAAAAAAAATCATTTTTTTTTTCAATATGAGTTACGAAATGTCTTCAAACAGATCAACGATGGTTAAAGTTAATAACACATATTCCAGACTAGATTTTTCTTCCATGAATTCCCATGTATCAGGTTCATAATTTAATATTTCCTCTTCGAATTCTCTACTGGTATAATAATATCTCTTTTTTGAATTACTTTTTTTCTTCTCCGTGGAGGATCTACATCCTTTTTATACTTTTCAGAATTATCTATAATCAAGCCCCATTTATAAATAAGATTGAGAATGTGATATACAATTTTTTATTTTATTATTAACATTTTAGTAAATCTAAAATGCGATATTCCTTGTCTATTCCCAAAAATAAATTTTTTTTCGAACAATTTACCAAAATATTTTGTGATAATTTTAATTTTTTCATTGTTTCTTCATCAAATATTGTTGTTGCTAATTTTCTGTTCAATTCCATTAATTTATTCGAAATAAATTTTGCGTCATATGAAAATTCATTGTAAATAGGTAAATTTACTAATTTTGATGATAATTTATTCCAATTAATTTTAGGTCTATTTTTTCCAAATATGTCACTACCCAATTTTTCCTCTAAATCGTCTTTTATTGCTTGTAATTTAAACTTATTTAGCTGACTATCAGTAAAATTCAATCTGTTATTAACAATATTTAATTGTTCTTTGAATTCTTCTACATTATTTACATGACGAATATCAACAATAATATTTTCATCTCCATTAAACAACCCTGGATTTGTAAAAATTAAATGGCAACGATGTTGACCATCTATAATATAAAATTTATTTTTCTCAAAATCTTTCTCATTGTCTGAAATAGCCAATATAATTGGATCACATTTTCCTACATCAAAATTTTTAAACCCATTTTTAATACGTTCATTATTTATCATCCTATTGTTATCAGAAAAATCAATCCTATCACGATATTGTATGAATACACTTATTGGTATTTGATATAAATCTCGATTTTCAGAATTTTTAAATTTATCAAATTTATTGAACATATAACGTATATCTTGCGATTTTTCTTCATCAAAATCTGATTCACATTCCTCATCTGAATCACATTGCTCATCTGAATCACATTCCTCATCTGATTCACATTGCTCATCTGATTCACATTCCTTGTCTAAATCACGTTCCTCATCTGATTCATGTTTTGAATCATTAATTCCAAATATTTTTTTAAACATTTGATTAATATTTATTACTTATAAACCTTGATTAAAAAAAAAATCATTTTTTTTTTTCAAAATAAATTAGTGATATCATTTATTTTCTCCGTTAATATCATTAATCTATTCATTTTTAATAAAATTTCATTTGACATCTCTGCATTTCTTACAAATTTATCATAAATTCTATGTCTACCTATAAATTCTATCGCTATTTTAGATTCCAAATCATATCCAACACAACATTTTTCCAAAATATATGAATTTATTTTAGGTGAATAATATATTTGTAAACATTGGTAAAGCATATCTGAATCTACATATTTTGGAGATATTTCATACCAATTGTCGGCACCACATACAAACATTGGGTTATTTTTGTTATCATGTAAACTAAAAATACATTTTTTAGATTGGTATGTAATTGTGAATATATTTGAACAAATATCATCATCACATGGATAATATTCTTTTATCGTTACATTGTTGCGATTTTGTGAAATATCAAAAATAATGTCAGATTTCACAAAATTAATAATACAAAATATATAAAATATTATGTTTTTAATCATAATAGATATATTGATTTATAATTATTTATAATTTTTATTCAATTTTTTTAGAATAAATCTTCAATATCTACATTGTTTTCCTTCAGTTTATTAATTTTTTCATCCAGTTCAAGTGAATATATATATCGATTAATAAAATCAATAATATATTCATCTACACATGAATTACACCTGTCCCGACTATGGTGAAGGGATAGATATATAAAATAATCATGTTTCATTATGTCAAAACAATCTTGTATTGTAAAATAATTTGGTCTGAATATTCTTATTTTAGTTGATTTAAAATTGTATAAATTGTAGGTACAAAATAAATTTCCATTAACCGTATTTTCATCTAGTTTTATCACTAATTTTTGATTTCTCGCTATTTGGACGTCACGTACTCGTAACGAACCTGAATGTTTTATCATATATTCATCAATATATTTATCCACTTTTTTATTATTACAATGATTATCTACTATTTCAAAAATTGTAATGTTATTATCATTAAATTGAATTTCAAATCTTGAAAAAACAGATGTGATCATTGTAAATAAAACAAATAATACTTTTTTGTTCATATTCACAAAATATGAATAATTATATCTTATAATTTTTTTTTCAATTTTTAATAATAAAAATTGATTTTTATTATTTGAGGTGTAATTTCCTTGAAATTTCAATATGATTAAATTAATTTATTTTTTAATGTTTATTACATGTGTTGAATCTAACAACGATAATACTTATTTCCGCTTTGGAACAAGAAAAGGATATCGCGAGACTGAAGATATTCATATATGTATTGATAATTTTTATGAAACATGTAATAGAGATGCAATTAAAGAGTTGTTATTTTCGATGACAAAGAATTCAAAATATACACAGATTACTGATTCTTTGGAAACTATTGAAAAAAATAGTCAGTTATGTTTAATTGATACAGAATTACGTATCAACGAATGTTATGATACTTTGTTGAATGATATGAAAATTTTTATTGAAAATAATAAGGATATAACTTCTTATGATAATTATATTCATGCGTTGAAGGGAAGATTGAAACATTGTAAAAAAGAAATGAATAAATCTTGTAGAACAAGTTCATTTGTTATTGATTCGATACGATCTTGTACAAATGACGCTATTGCCAGTTATTACAAAGAGGTATATGGAAATGTAAAAGGTGGTCAAAGTTCTAAATCTGATATTAATAATGCACTTGTGTCACTTCAACAATATACTATTGAATCAAAGGATTATTTGGTAACAGGTATTGAATTTATTGGCAAATTGGATTTGTTAATGGACCGTTTGACATTTTGTTCAGAACAGATTAACAAAATTGAAGCTGTTGGTATCTAAAAAATTGATTTTAAAATTTTTAAATAATGATGAAAATAATTATAAATATGGATAATATACAATATAACTTTTTATATTTCTTGAAAAAATATCCCAACGAAACATGGTATTGGAAAATTGGTTATCATATACCTTTTATTCGGGAAAAAATTATGATGAATCATAATAGTTATGTATCTTTGAATAATACAATATTAATGGAATATTCAATGAATCATACATCAACAACCGAATATAATTTCTCGATTGAATTTTTATTTTTATTTATGATTATACTTATTCTTTTTCTAATTTTGAATATTATTTTAATAAGAAATAAATACAATACCGATTTGTATAAAAATAAAAAAGAGATTGATAATTTGAAAAATAAATTTAAAACACTCAGAAGCAAGATTTTAAATTTAATGAAAAATAAATAATTCAAATTTTATACAAAATATAAACTTTTATAAATAAGAATGTATAATTATAATGCGAAATTTACAGAAATACAGCAATTAGCACTTAATTCTATAATGAACGGACGTAATGTTTTGTAACTGGTCCAGGTGGTAATCATTTTTTTATTAAAACTCTAATACGTATTTGAATAAACAAGTTATCTATATGATATATAAAAAAGATATTGATAAATACATTCAATATGAGTTACGAAATGTTTTTTGAAAGAATAATTATGGTTAAAGTAAATAACAATTTCAATGACAAATTGTTCAGAGAACTTTTCAACCAGAAGAGAGATACAATGGTCTACTCACCATACAGTATCAATTTCATTATGACTATGGTTTATCAAGGAATGGATGGTGAAACGCGACGTGAATTTGAGAGAGTTTACGGTTTGAAAGAAGATGGTGATCATTCTCGTGTTTTTGATGGGTTTCTCTCTTTTGACAAGAGTATTCAAAGCGACCAATTGAAATCGGGAAATGCTCAATTTTTGGATCAGACTTACCAAACACAGATCACTGAGGAGTTCATGAACAGATTGGCTAAAGCCGATTATTCGGTTGAGTTGTGTGATTTTGTTAATAACAGTTCTGGAGAGACTACTAGGATTAATGAGTGGATCTCAGAACGTACAAATGGGTTGATTCCAAATCTTTTAGGAGATGGCGATCTTAATTGTGAAACACGTTTGGCTCTTGTTAATACATTGTATCTTAAGATGAGATGGATGTTTCCGTTTTATGATAGTTGGGATAGAGATTTCACTAAGATGAATGGTGAAACGACTCAACTAAAGATGATGTACATGGAGGATAGCGAAAGAATGGAGTATTATGAGGACAATGATAGGCAAGTGTTGCTATTACCGTATAAGTTTGAGAATTTCTATCAACAATATTCTATGGGTATTATTCTTCCGAAAACAACTGGAGAGTTTGAGTTGGTTGATAATGTTGAGGATTATGTTGAAGATGCGAAGAGAACGTTGGTCACTGTCAGTATTCCAAAGTTTGAGAGTGAATACAAAGTTGAATTGAGTCAAGTGTTCAGTGATTTTGGTCTCCGAACTGCTTTTGAGAAGGGAAATTGTGATTTGAGTAAATTGACTAAGGCGAATGATCTCTACATTGATAAGATCATTCATATGGCAAAGATTATTGTTGATGAAGATGGTACAGAGGCTGCTGCAGCTACTGCTGTTTTGTGTTGTAACGAGTGCTACATGCCAGAGTCTGTCCAACCGAAGGTTTTCAGAGCTGATCACACATTCCAATACTTTATAATGCACAACAAGACAAGAACTATCTTGTTCAGTGGTGTTTTCAATGGTTAATTTTTCTGAACGACTCCACCAAATCTATTATCCTCTGATCCACTTCCAGTATTTCCAGTCAATCCTTCATGCTTTATTTCAGGGTAACATACAGCACAGTAACCCTCATCATCACGACATTTACAATTTCTGTGATTATTAAAGTATCCATTCTTTTTTATACAAGAACTTGGCATATATGCTGGTTTGTAGCCAAGTTTTGCACATTCACCTTGAAGACCTTTGGTTGGATATAGAACGCGTTCACGGTTCTCGTGATGTTTGTTCTCTAATGGTTCGACGGATCTGTTGGCGAAGATGGCTATTATAACTATAATTACAAGAAGTATAATTAGTTGCTTCATATATTGTTATAATAGATATTTGTTCAGATTGTTGATTCATAATAAATACATGGATACTCTGGAGTGTTGTCCATTAAGAACCAAACATTCATCACTGTACCTGATAAATATATGTGATCCGTCTGGGTTTATTCATGTGTGTCCTATCTCAAACCAATTAAAATTGTATGATTTCAACGCAATTTACTTTGACGCTCTTAATGCCAAATATATTATAATGCCAACAGCAATTATAAACAATATAATCCACAACTGGGTATTCTTGTAAAATGGTTCATCTCTTGGAGGGGTTGTATTATCAGTTGCAACATATACAGGTGTTGGTACAACATAATCATTATACCATGGACCACCCCAGCCTCCCCACCAGCTTCCTAGCCAACGGCGACGTGGTGGTAGCCTTCTTCTACGCCATCTTCCTCCGCGTCCTCCACGTCTGCCACTGCGTCCACGGAACTCTTCTAGTTCTTTGTTGTCGTTATCCATTATAATATACTATATATTATTTTTTCCAACTTATTGGTTAACAATTGGAGCTGAAACGCATGCAGATTGGGATGGTCCACATCCAGCATCCTCATTGATATTATTGCAGTTCTCAGCTCTTCTCAGAACTGATCCATCCTGTGGACACTTTGATGGTACGTAAACACCGTTATTCAATCTGTTCTGAACAGCTGCGGCAGTTTGTGGTTGCCACTGTGGACCTGGGACTGGTGCAACAACACCACATACATTGACACCTGTTCCTGAACACAAAGCCCCACATGCATCACCCATTAAACATGTCTGGTTTTTGATGTCATTAATATCCTTCAATTTGTCATTATGCATATTGAGTCCAACTGGAGTTGCAGAATAGATCTGGTGACCATTTACTAGATTGTCCTGGGGTAGAACAGCGTTATCTACATTGACGTTTGGTTGAGTGTCTGGAATGACGAAACTGCTATCTCTCTGTGGCATGTTTGGATCTTTCAATTCGAATCTCTCTTTGACCTGCTCTTTTCCATTAATTGTGTACCAACCCTCAATCTTTCCATTGTATCTTGAAACTGCGTTCATATCGATTGGAATCTCTGTTGCGTTGCGACCATCAGCTGTGTTTGGATCGTTAACCCACATTTTGCACTTGTTTTTCAATTCATCTTTCTCCTTTTGTGAAATCATCATTCTTGCAATAACTGTTATCAAAATCATCATTAAGATAAATGTGGTAATTGGGATAACAAGCTGAGTAACATATGGATTTGTGCTCAATTTAAGATACTTTGTGCATCCCAGAATCAAGAGTGTTACTAATATGGAGAGAGCACCACGAGATTGGTACAATGCACTCTTTCCCAAAAGATAATCCTCTACGATATATTTACAATTTTTATCAAAATTCATTATAATATTACTGAGATATTTTATTTTCACTAATATTATAAATTAAAAAATACTCTATTTAGCCTAATGATCCATTATACAAAAGTATGAGGAATACTATCAAAATTGCGAACAATGGTGGGAATATTAAGAAATAGTTCATATTATTCAATCCACTGTATGTCTTTCCAATAACATAATGTCCGACCTCCTTTCCATAAAAGTTCAACTTTGGCAATGTTGTGTTGAATATCAACAGAGAAACATATCCAGCAAAGAGACCAATCAAAAGTGCAACCCAGAGTGGTGTAGCAGATGACGCCTTATTAGCCAAATAGTATGCGACTATCGCAATGACAAGAGACAAAATATACTCCAATGAGAATGTTGTTTGAGCCATATGTACTATATGTATCTAATTAGATTTTTTTATGAGTAGTAATCACAATTAATTCCACCATTCTCATCCCTCTCAATCTTACTCATCAACTCCCCATTCGTCAACTCCATCGATCGCAACTTATAATTCAAATCCTCTATCTCAAAATCCTTCTTAGTGTCATTCTCCACAATAGTCTCCACTCTAGCAACTTTCTGTTCGATATTACTAATCTTATTCATCATTCTCGACATTGCAATGGACATCTTCTTCATCTCCTCTATGATAAACAGGTTCTGATTGAAAGTTTTATCCTGTTTAATCGCGATCCGCATTCGCTTCATAATATTATCAGATTTTTGTGATGATTTTCGTTTTGAACTCATTTTTAACACATAAGTCAACATTACATCTTTTTAAGCTTAATCGGAAAATGATCATATTCCTTGTACTCTGTTAAAATTTCAACACTACCGCTACATAAAAGTATATATTTCTTAATAACAAAGAAAAACAGTATATAATCTTGATTATATACTTTTACTTTGCTATTTATATCTCTATAATCATCATTAATATTCCAAGACACAACCTTCATATATATTAATTGTTATATATATGAAGATGATTAAACTAACTGCTTGTAGGTTAGTTTGTAAAAACTAACTGCCCGATACCACCCATAATTCTGAATATGTTGTAACTTCTTGCATATATGTACAAATCAAATTTATCATTAATATTTGCTACATTATCTGTTCTAAATATATTGACCATGAACTGTTGAGTGTTAATTCTGGACATATTACATGTGCCACTTGGTTGATCCTTCTCTGGATTGAGTGAGAAAGAGTAGACATACAATCCTCTTGCACCTTTTCCTGTGTGATATTTGTACACTTGTAAGTTCTCAAAGTATGGTCCATTTCTTTCTTCGAATCTATCGTGACCATTAAATACCAATTTGGCATCCTTCATAATACTGTAATAATCCCATTGTTCTCTATTTATAACATCTAATGATTGACCTTCATATAATCTTGCATAATCTGCATCGAAAATCTCTGACATAGTCTCATTCATATTACTCATTTGAAACAAACCATTATCACTTATATCACATGAACATGTATCATCCTCTAGACCATCCAAACAAGGAATTGTTAAGAACTCTCTAATCTGTTTGAGATCTGTCAACATTTCTGGACAGGTGTTATCTGTGAAGTTGAACCAATCATTTGTCTTGTAAGCATCCGCTCTTCTAAAGAAGAATATCAACTCCTTAACTGGATGATGTAGAACAAGATTCAGTTTAGATGGTCCTCTCAACAAACCCAAATAGAATCTTCTCTGAACTTGGGTGATCAAGTATTCATGAGATGTTTGAGCGAACTTTCTTCTCTCATCATCACCTAAAAATACATAATTAGCCAATATATCAGAAAACTGACTCCAATTCTTTGCAAATCTGAACAGAACATTCGTCTGATCCCATCCTTCATCAAGTAACTGTTGTCTCCATATCTCATTCTGTGTACCTATATTTGAACCAGTGAACATCTCTACTGGAGAAATAGGTGGAGATCCTATTCTGAAAATATCGTTCAATCTTGTGTATATAACATCTATTCTTACTTTTGTGTATTGCAACGCTATTAATGGAAGTGCTAAACCAGAGTTTCCACAGAACCAAAACTGTAGCGGTATGTACAATCTCTTACTTGGTAATGATGGATACTCAAGATTGTTAGTAGGTTTTGCAGTCACATTAATCTTATTGTTACCATTGACCATTCTGTTGTAAACATCTAGGTTGTTCTTCTGCATACTCAGGTCAGAATATACTTTCATAAACTCTCCGAACTGTCTGTCCAAGTTTTGTCCGTCAACTTTGACTGATACTTCTTCGATTATCTTATTACCAATCGATTCTACCCATTCGAACGGGATATCATCTGTGTATATTGCCGGAAGATCATATCGCACATATGTATCATACAAAAGATCACCATTCCTGTTTATGTTACATTTGGCAGTTGTTGATTGCGTTGTTGTAAAAGAGGGAATTGTGTTGTAAGGTAAAGAGATGTTCTCCATTGAAAATGGAGTGTATCGTCTATAAACAAATTTATAAAAACTAATTGTAGGGTTTCCTGTCAAATATAGATCAGCAGGTCCTTGAGCAATAAGTTGAAAATAGCCACCGGGCATAGTCCTATAATAGCGAATATAAAATATTTTGTATCTAAAACCCAGCAAATATTCGACTCTGAACATAGAATCTATAACCCGAGATCGTTAAGCATCTTAACTAATTGATCATATTTAGTATGTGAAGGATCTTTTACGACATTTTTGAGAGGGATTGATGATGGTTTAGTTGTCTTTTTCGGATTGTTTTTCTTGGATTTCATCTTTATAATAAACTTTAATGAACTATTTATAAGTAGTAAATTTTAGCAATGTGAGGATCTGTTATTTATTCCAAATGTTTCTTCAGTTTCCTGAATACCTTTCCTCTCATTGATACTCATTTCTGCAAAATGATTTTTCATATCCAAAACTTTAAAGTTTAAAAAAAAAAAGCACATTTTATAATAGAAAATGGATACTGAATACCCTCTGTTATGTTGTGCATTTGTTATTTACTTCCTAATATACTTTGAATGCAATGTTGGATCAACACTTATAAGAAAAGATGAGAACAATATCACTAGATTCCTTCCAAGATCAGTGATGTATATACTGTTTTCACCATTTTATAAAAAAGATATGTGGCACAGTAGCCTATTAGATGTGAACTCTATTGTTCAATTTGGTGTTTTCAACTGCCTATATGGTTGTTACAAGATAGTGAACGCATTCTGGTTCTAATAAGAATTGCGAATATACTGTATGGAAGATACAGAATCAATTATAATTCATGGTCAATTGAATATTGATAGTGTAGCAGACAACGCTAGAATGACATTGATCATTGTCAAAGAACATGAAGTAGAATTTGATGTCGCACAGATATACATCAATAAATATTTTTAATAAAATATAAAAATAATAACAGGTGTGCTACACATCTAAAATGAAAGTAAAAGTATATAATCAAGATTATATACTGTTTATCTTTGTTATTAAGAAATATATACTTTTATATAGCGGAGAGGTGAGTATTCGATACAAAATATATCAGAATTTTGGTTAAATCGGTTGTTAACCAGTTGTGGTCAACAGTGACTTACTGTGTTGGTGACAAAAAAAAAATGAAAATTTTTATACAATAACTTCATACTAATCATAAATAATTATGTTTAATATAGCAAGAAAATTCGCAATGAGAGCATTTATCGTTGCAGCTGTACCAATATCTGCTACTACCGTTTATCATAAACATGGATACATGGTAACAGAGAAAGTCACTTGTATGAAAGATAAGTTTAATAATCCAAAGGTGGATCTACCTTTTGGAAAACTTGGAGAGATCACTATTAAGTATCATACTACATCATATATTCAGAATATTTTAAAATCCATTGATCAATTTAACTACAATACTTTTGTAGAAAGGGAGACATATGTCATTATAGATTATGACAATATTTCGTCTATCGATGGATTGAAATACATGTTGAACAAAGTAAAGAGTGGAAGAACAATTGTAACGACAGTTATTATATGTAATACAAAGAGTTATTTGGATCTTGATTATTACAACGATCTGGTATTCAATTGTTTATCAAAGTTTAAGAATCAAATGAAGATTGTTTATCTTTGCGAAAATAAATCGATGCATCCACAAGGAAATTACTACGAAGATGAGTATATGATATATGCAATGTATGATGTGTAAAAAATGATTTTTTTATTATAATTTTATATAATATGAATAATACCATGTCTGATGAAAAAACATACTACATCCTTGAAACTATAATGCTGAACAGGCAACACTATGAGCGAGTTACATATTCATTTAATAAATCTTTGAGAATAATAGATAATGAGTTAGAAGTGATGAATTACATGAAAGCTTTGGAATTATTTACCAAAATATGGTTATAAGAAATATTCACAACTTGCTGATAGCAAACCAAACAACAGCGATTAATGATACGAGACTGATTGAGAATTTTTCTCTCTCTTTTAACATATACCATGATACAACACTGTTGTAAAAGATATTTATAACTGCACCGAGCATTAAACCATGACGTATAACGTTATTTGGAATAAAGTATGCCAATATAAGGAACAATACCGATAGAGCGAGTTCAATTCTAAATTGACGAACTTTTATTCCTGAACGTTCATCTACTAGTTGTTCACGTTGTATTCTCTTTTCATTGTTCTCTTTCTTATTCACTTCTGATCCAAAAATTATTGGAGAATAATTGATTTTTTTGAGAGCGTCGGATATTTTTTCATATCTATCTGTAAAATACAGATGAATCCCACGATTGAGTGTCACTGCAAATGTTCAAACACACCATGAAATCACTGAATGCTCTGCAAGAACTCGCAAAGAATTACGATAAAAACAGATTGGTTATTGACATATTTTGAACCAACACTCATCATCACATCGAGTGTATTCCAGAAGAGTACCAATATGAGTACAAAATTGACAATCAGGTTTTTGAGAACAGTGAGTCTGGAAATTGGGAGATAAAATTTCTATTTAATGGTTTCATTGAATAGAAATGTATTATAATAACTGAGTTAATCTTATCAAATTGTCATAGTGAGTTTAAACAACTTACTTGCTCTTTGCCTTGCTTGCTGCAGGTGGGAAGAATGGCTTGATAGCACCCATGATCTGAGTGTATCCCATTGCATCCTCTTCCCAGTCTGGGAAAAGGACTTCAAGATCATCCTTCAGGTAGAAAGTACGCTTCTTCTCTGGGACTTGAAGGTCATTTTCAGAGACATACTTGCTAATAGCCTGAAGTGCCTCTACACGTGAGACTGGATGTCCCTCGTCAACACCCATGAACTCGGCTAGACGAGCATGGCATGGATGTTGCTTCTGGATACCACTGTTTGGATTGGACTTGCCCTTATTCCTACGAGTCTTCTTATTAAGAAGTCTCTGGAGCTCTTCTGTCTTCTTGAGACTGAGCTGGAAGATCTGATCCTGGAGCTTCTGCTGAACCTTACTCAGGCTCTTGTTCTCCTTTCCAACGACCTTAAGCTCCCTCTGGGTAAATCCAGCACCGTGAAGCACCTCAAGGGCAGTCTGAACCAATGCAGAAGCATCAGAGAGTGCCTGAGTTACTGCTTGAAGCTTCTGCTCAAGTTCAGTTGATCCCTCGTCTTCAGATACGACCTCAACAGTCTCTTGTTGAGTCTCTTCAACAACCGGCTCTGGCTCTGGGACTGATTCAGTCTTCTTAACCTTTCTGGTTCGCTTTGGCTTGGCAGTGGCAGTCTTAGATGCAGTAGCTTTAGTTGTGCTACCTGCAGTCTTCTTGACACGTCGTCTAGTCGTCGTCTTTTTCTGTACTGTTCCCGTTTCACTCATTATGCCATTATCACTCATTATTTCTTTAAATATTTTCAAGGGATACTCTGGAAAAAAAAAATCAATTTTTTTTATATAAAAAAAACTTATAACGAGCCTTAGTTACTGTCGGGGTTTAGTTGTATTAAATCTTCAATTTTCCAATATTCAAATTTACCATTAGGCATACGACGTTTCACAATAAATGGACTCTTTTTCTGCCTTAGTTCCTCTTCAGCAATCTCTAAATAGCTTGTCATGCCAGTTGTATCTATCAGTGGTAACGCTCCGCAAGTCAGTTGCTGACATCTGAGACCAATAAGTCTTGCTTCCTCATATTTTGTCAGAAACGGCTTAGAAACCTTTCTACCTTCATTGGCAATCTTAAGAACATCTTTATTTGACAAAATTTTACTACTCATATGTGTTATATATGAGTAGTAATATATTTTTAAACATTTAAAATTCAATTTTTTAAATTTTTCCTTTTAAACAATAAGCGTGTACTGAGTTTACTAAGTCAAGATTTGAAATCTTTTTATAATTTGGAGAAAATACAAGAACCCAACTTTACGAAAAATATTGGGTCCAGTTTTTGGGATTTAAGTGTACTTCCACTCCGTATTACATGCAGTACACACATAAATAATCTCCATAGTCACCTTGGTCGGATAGAAGACCGCCTCCTGTTTACTCTTGTCTGTGCGACTTGGACACAAATCATTTGGACACAATTTCTTAGAAGTTCTTGGAATTGTATTATCGTATACAATATATCTGTTACTAATATTCTCTGTCTGTTGACCAGTGTCAGAATATGATTTAGAAAAGATGACCAAATCCTTGTTCTCCTCTTTGTATCCACAATCGTTACACTTAAGGTACAGCTTATCGTCATCCTCTAGTGGATGTAACATACTCTCGCAAACTTTGCAAAATTTAATCATGTTTAATAGTTTATTATACATAATTATTTCTTAAAATATTAATTCAATTTTTAAAATTTTGACCTAAAAAAAACAGATAATGTCAATTTTTATAATTATACTCATTCAACTCACCTCAAATGGATGTAGTAATCTTCTGTCATTCCATAATCAAAAAAGAACTTGATAATATCGTAATCCTTTCGGCAATAAAGCAATGGAAGCATATATGAATGATTGAATAGATCATTTTCAAATCTGAATTTTCCATTCTCACTCTTTCCTAAACCATATTTCCCGATTATCATTTTGGTGACATTGTACATTTTTCTCATGATAGAGATCCCCAATATATTGTAACCAACAATTGTTTCATAATCGAGTTTGTCTAACACTTCACATATCTTATCTGGCATATTTATAGCAAAACAAGAAATCACATAATCACCTAATGGACAATCATCCTGATCTGGTTTGAAATTATTGATATCCCGTGCATTTGGCATTTCTAACCAATAACGATACCTCTTCTCTATTATATCTTCTGTGATTGTCCAATATTTCTTGTGATGTTCAATAAATTGTTTAATGTCTTTTAGAACATTATTCAAAAAAAAATTGTGACATTCTATTGTCTACCGCGTTTTTATCAATCCATTCAAGATATGCTTTATGAACTTCACGTCCGTTATCTGCTTTATACTCAATATGTGGATATCAATTAAAAAGAGTAGTATTCTTACTGGCGTTAATTACCAAATCATAATTAGACAAACCGTTTGTTTTATCCAGCAATCCATTTCTAATAAAATCTACAATTTCATCATAATTAACTGTGAACTTAATTGTTAAGTCATTTATATGTAATTCAACTCTATGAATCAACGTATTTTTAATATGCTTCATGTGCCAACTAATCATACTTTTTAGAAAAAAGTATTGACAATAAATAATACTCAAATTAAAAATCAATTTTTTTCAACAAAACTGCAAACACTTTTTTATAATTGTACTCATTCACATCAAATGGATGTAATAATCTTCCGTCATTCCATTATCAAAAAAGAACTTGATCATATCATAATCTCCTCTAGAATGAAGCAACGGGAGAATATACGATCCCGGATTAAATAGAGCATTTTCAAAAATATAATAATCTTCTATACTTTTCCCCAGACCATACTTTTTAATCAATTCTTTTGTAACACTATACATACTTCTCACAATGGATATTTCCAAGATATTGTAATTCATAACTGTTTCATAATCTAGTTTATTATCCCTTATCACTTTAACTATCTCTTCTGACATATCTTTAGAAAAACATGTAATAATATAATCACCAAAGGAACAATCGGGTTGATTTAGATCAAAACTAGAGAGATCCTGTGTATTGTCCAATTTTATCCAAAAATGATATCTCTCTTCCATATTATTTATACTGTTAGAATGGTATCTCTTGTGATGTTCAAAAAAATTGAGAACTTGTCCAATTGTTGTATCATCCTGAATATATTTCAGAAATTTATTGTACATTTTTTGTCCATTTTCTTCTATATATTCAACATGTGGATAAAACATAAAATGAGTTGTATTCTTATCATAATCAATTGATATATCAAAATTACATAAAGCGTCTGTTTTCTTCAGCGATCTGTTCTTAATAAAACTTATCAATTCATCAAAACTGAGAACAAAATCAATTGTCCATTCTCCCATTGTCATTAAAATTTTACAATTAAACGTATTTTCTATAGGTTTTATACTCAAATAATCCATGTTTTTGAAAGATACATATTTGTATTTTGCAAAAAAAAATCATTTTTTTTTTATAATTATTGATTGTAACATTATCAGATACATAAAATGAGACTGTTCTTTTAACAAAGTCTAATCATATCTGTTCCGTACATATACAATCCACAACCCACTAACATAAGAGGCAGAGATGTTCGGTAAATATAGTCCTTCGCAATTGCTCTATTAAGATTTTCCTGAGCACCTTTAAGTGACCTCGTTTCACAATCTGGTACAAAAAACTCTGTACTAATCCATGCAATTGTTCCAAGTGCAAAAATTCCACCACCAATATAACGCACAATTTCAGACATTTTTTTTGTTAACAAATTGTGTACTCCTTTGAAAAAAAAAATCATTTTTTTTATGATATTATTATCAAATATCTGATAATAACATCATTTTATAAAAGGTCAACCTAGTTAACGCGTAGGGGTACTGTTGGGGGCTTTATTTTGTAAAGGTCAACCAGTTAACACAGTTAACGCGTAGGGGTTTACGGGGAGAGGCACTCTTCCCGTCTTAGAAGGATGATCCAACTGTTTCAATGTACATAAGCATCTGTTTATATCGATTCTTTGGACGAAATCCATAAATACGTGCGTCGAACTCCTTTTTGTTCTTGTACTTTTCAACATAACTCTTCAACTGTTTCACATAAAATTCTTTGTTCTCTAAAACTAAATTCATGATGAGATCACTGAAACATTTGTAGTTCTCATTGTTTCTCAATTCATACATTTGAATAACAGCTAATGCATAATTCTGATGCAGAACAGCTTCATTATATGCAGTCAATTTGTCTTGTGAATCAGTCTCATGTCCTGGTTCATTTATCAAAGGCTTATCATTCATAACCATCGCTTGAATAGTTACAATAACCTTTTCCAATGTGAATGTTGGCAACCATCGTGGTCCATCCCACGTATTAATCATCGACAAACACACTTTTCCATCAACATAGAGATTCGGATTCATTCTCGATCTTCCATCATTTGGAAGAATAATCTTTACCTTGGGTGGCTCCATGGGAAACATTGCTGGCAATTTTATACTGAATGGATACATTCCACGTTCATATGGGGTATCCTCAGTACCTACAATCAAAACAGTGAAAGTACCAAGATTTCCCTCATCGTAATGAACGTATATTCCATCATTCGCTAAACTATCTTTTGCCTTTTCGAGAATCATAATCTCTCTCATAATACGCCTCGTTGTTTTTGCTGAATACATATTTTACTCATATTGTAAATCAATTTCTGTTTAAGTATTTTAAAATTCATTTTTTCATTTGTTTACACTACTCTCTCCCTACACATAATACATCTCCCACACGGTTTTCCATTCACAGGATACCAACAGCTCCAAGTTGTTCGCAAAATATTGTCGTATCCATTTTTCTTAGCAATCTTCAACATATCATGTTTACTCAGCTTTATTGTCGAGAAAATGAACCTATCAAATATGTGTATTGACTCATCTCCCCTCTTGAGATTCTTCTTTGTTCTACCATGGTTATCAAGTTTCCCCCGCATTGTTCTATTCAACATAGATCCTGGTTCATTCTCTACACATATCTCTATATCTTTACCCAAATTCCTGGTAACTTGTGCCATTGCACCGTATTGACAAACTGCACGTCTGACTCTTCCCTGTGATTTCAAAACTCTCATATGATGCGCAATATCATCATCTATATCAACCTTCTTGATATCCATCAATGGCAAAAGTGTTCGTTTTGTGAACGGATATCTCCTATTTAACGTATCCCTTATCTTTCTCATTGCAGTATATTCAAACTTCTTATTCATTCTCCTTGTACTATTCTGTGGAAGATTGTCAATAATATCGGAAATGTAGATTGGTTGAACAGTTCGTCCCTCATCTATTAAAGACTGACATATTCTGAAAGTTGAATCGTAACCACCTGTCCAGAAAACGTATACAATATCTCTTGTTGCAAAACCTTCGACTGCTTGTGTAGGTTTGTGTAACAGAATAATGTAAATAACCACTATAATAACAAACAATATTACAAATCCAAAATATTTATCACAAAATTGTAAATTTTTTACATGAAAGTTCATGGTAATGATACTTTAACATAGAAAAATAATTAGATCTCTGATATTTTATCGAATATTCAATTTATTATACAATAAATTAATATGTGTACCTTAAATACACATAGAAAATAAATGTTTTTGAAGAATTAAAAAAAATGATTTTTAAAAATAAACAGATATAAAAAAATATTATAGATTATATTTAATGAGTGAATCAAATAGTAGCTATACAATAAGTGACTTTTTGAATAAACATCGTATAGTTAGACCCAAGAAAGACTGTGAAGATTTTGAAAAGAAGATGGAAGAGTATGAAGCCAAAAGGAAGTGTCATACGCATACGTGTTATGGTGGTCCAAATGGAAAGAACGGTTCATATCTGATTGAGGAGCATGAGTTTGATACATTTTTCAAATTGTATGACAAAGCTATCATGAATGGTGAGATACTGTACATTACCGAGAGGCAGAGTGATTTGGAACAGACGTGTATGGTAATTGATTTGGACGAGAGGTATACTACCGACGTTACGAAGAGATTACACACAACTAAACATATCAAGGAGATTGTTGGGTTGTATATGGAGGAGATTTGTGCATGTTTTGATATTGAGAAGGATGATGAAAGATTAACAGCGTTTGTTTTTGAAAAACCGGACATTGTTAAGACTGATGACGTTGTTAAAGACGGAATTCACATCATTTTCCCTCATATCATTTCTGAACAGTGGGAACGAAAATATATTAGAAACAACATTCTGAAAAAGATTCCGAAAGTTGTTGAGGATTTACCATTGACTGAAAAACCGCACAAGTTTGTTGATGATAGAGTTATTCACATTAACAATTGGTACTTGTATGGTAGTTCAAAAGGTGATAACGATTATTACAACATGACTCACATTTTCAACAGTGAGCTGAATGAGTTGGATGTTGATAATTTCAGTTTTGGAATGTCACCAGCCAAATATTTCAGTTTGCGTGTTGCAAGTAATAGAGAACCTTTGATTACAAGGGAATCTGTTGTTCCAAATGTTCTTAAGAAGAAGAAAATCAGCAAAGCTAAATCAGGTAAGAAAAAGAATATTAAAAATTATGATCTTGAAGAACTTGCTGAGATTGTGGATATCTTATCGATGGAGCGATGTGAAAGTTATCCTCTCTGGATTCAGATTGGATGGGCACTTCACAATATCAATCCGTCTGACCCAAAACTTCTGGAATTGTGGGACGAGTTCAGTAAGAAATCCACCAAATATAAGGAGGGTGTATGTGCTGAAGAGTGGTCCAAAATGAAGGATGAAGGTTTGGGAATTGGAACATTGTACTACTTTGCAAAGTGTGACAATGAAACCAAATACAATGAGATCAGACGAACAAGTTTGAAAACGTATATCGACAAGAGTATCGAATCGAAGACAGATTACGATCTGGCAAAGGTTCTACACGAGATGTACAAGTTTCAATTCGTTTGTGCATCAGGAAGACGTGGAGGATTGTGGTATCAATTCAATGGTCAAAGATGGGAGGTTATGGAGACAGATGTTGAAATTTATGAGAAAATATCTGTTAATATGTGTGACGAATATTGTAGAAGACTATCTGTTTGCAATATCGAGGCTGTTGATGAGAACTCAACTGAGGAGGAACGCGAAGCAGCCGAAAAGAAAGGCAAAAAGATGATGGATGTCATTTACAAATTGAAGACCACATCAAGTAAGAAGAACATTATGGATGAGTGTAAGAAGCTCTTCTATGATAAGAAGTTCTTGAATGAACTTGATAAGAATCCGTATTTGATCGGTTTTGAGAATGGAATCTATGATTTGAAGTTGGGAGAGTTCAGAGATGGACGTCCGGAAGACTATGTTTCAATGACCACTGGGATTGACTATATCCAATTCGATGAAGAGGATGAGAACTGGGAGGAGTTGAATGTGTTCTTAAGTTCTATCTTCCCAGAGGAGGTTATCAAGACATATGTTATGACATTCTTCGCAACATGTCTTCAGGGTATCAATAAGGAGGAGAAGTTCAGAATCTGGATTGGTACAGGATCTAATGGTAAGAGTAAGTTGGAGGAATTGTTTGTTAGTGCTTTTGGTGAGTACTGCATGAAGTTTCCAATCACTTTGCTTACTGGTAAGAGACCTCAATCCAATCAATGTAGCCCCGAAGTTGTTAAAGCAAAGGGAAAGCGATTCTGTTACTTTGAAGAGCCAAATCAAGGCGAGAAAGTCAATGCAGGTCGTTTGAAGGAGTACACTGGTGGTGATAAGATTGAGGGTCGTGGTTTGCACCAAGCACCAATTGAGTTTAAACCACAATTCAAGTTAGTCCTTCTGTGTAACGATTTGCCAGAAGTTCCGCCTACAGATCAGGGTATCTGGAGACGTTTGGAAGTTGTTGAGTTCAGGAGTAAGTTCTGTGACAATCCTCAGAAGGATAATGAATTCAAGATTGACAGAGACATTTCTGAGAAGATCCCTCGTTGGAAGGAGCTTTTCATGGGTATGTTGATCGATGTGTACTACAGAAACTATGTTACATATGGATTCGATGTTCCAAATGAGGTTATGAAGTACACTGTTGAGTACCAGAGACAGTGCGATATGTACTCCGACTTCATGATCGATGCTATCGAGGAAGTCAAAGAGGGAGAGGGATCTATCGATATCGGAGAACTCCATGATGAGTTCAAGGAGTGGTACGAAGAGTACTACAGTGATAGTAAGTCCGTTCCATCTAAGAGAGACTTCAAGAAGTACTTGATTAAGAAGTTTGGTGACTCTAAGGTTACTAAGAAGGATCTTCTGACATTCAGGTTCAAATCGACATATCAGAAGCATACACATAGTAATTCATTGTCATTAATTGAAGCAATGTAAGACTAACCAATGAATCAGTTGTGACATTGGTATAATACTTTTTCTTAAAAAAGTATCATTATAATTGTTTTTGCTCATACTTTTTCTAAAAAAAGTATCATTATAATTGTTTTTGCTCATACTTTTTCTAAAAAAAGTATCATTATAATTGTTTTTGCTTATACTTTTTCTAAAAAAAGTATCATTATAATTGTTTTTGCTTATACTTTTTCTAAAAAAGTATCACTATGAATGAATCTGCTTTTAAATCTCTTCTTATATCATCATTTGTCGATATTGTTATAACTTTTGCATCAGTTTGGATGGATCTTTTATCTTCGAATTCAACATCAAATCCGTTTTCTTTCATTTTGAGTACACTTATTGGATTCATTTCTGTAAATGTACCTGTTGGCATTTTTGAAAGTGTTAATTCTTGTAAGTTTTTACAATTATCTTTATAAAGTGATTGAAGACTTACACCATGTTGAAAAACACATGTTCCTTTCAATTGTTCTTCACAACCCAAAATTTTCCCATTAAAACTATCAAATTTATTATTATATTTTGTAAATATAACTGTATTTTCACAATTATCCTGATGACCTCTAACAATAAAATCTATCCCATTTAATCTTAAAAAATCATCCAGACATTTTTTACCAATATCAAATGTTTTTCCGTTGACCCGTTTATTCGGTGCTAAATATTCACAATTTACGTCAAAATCGTTCCATCTAACATGATATGTCTGTTCTTGTGTCAAAGAATAAGTTTTATTTGTGCTTTTCATAAATCTTGATAAATCAATTGGATATATCTTCTCCTTTATCTCGACACATTTATCACTTTTTTCTACTGGAAATCCTCCATGACAACACCAAATTCGTTTATTATTAATAGTTAAAATTGTTGCAGATGGACACGAAGAGAAGAAACGGACGAATGGTCCGATAAGTTCCATACACATTGTATATCCTTTTTTATTTGAACTATCATTCTTTTTCTCTCCTTTTCCAAGTTCTTTAACACAACGCGTTTGACCGATCATTGTGTTGGGTTTGCTATATTCATCTCTTTTATCTTTTGTTAATAGTTTCATTTCAATCTCTTTTGAAAATCCATCTTTATTAAAAGTTGTAAGATCTTCATGATTTCCTCTTATGTAAATTATTTTATCAGGATTTTTTACTAAAAGTAACAGAATAAAATAAACAATTTCCAATGCATGATTCCCTCTATCAATAACATCCCCACAAAAAAGAATCTTAAATGGATCATTTATAGTAAAATCATCATTTATAACACCGGCTAGTCTGAGTCTCACCATACTTCTGAAAAAAGAGTGGAAACTTCCATGCAAATCCCCAAAAACAATTACTCTACTTTTTGGCGGTAAGTTCCATTTGTAAATGAACCCAGTATTGTTTGTCATTCCTGATTTACCATATCTTTTCACATTCATCTGTATTACTTTGGCTACTAAATCGTAGAATGTTGATATATCTTGGTCATTACCAAAAAATATATCGTCCAGTTCAGGATTCTTTCTTCTTGGTTTTTTGTCCATATAGTATTGATTAAATTTTTCCCATAGTTTAATTGGTACAAATGATACACCTTTATTACTAATGATATTTTGTGAAAATAATCTTGGTAATTCTGTTTCACCAGCAACATAGTATTTCTTATTACGATATTTATATATTTTAGGCATTTGTGGTACATTATTTCCATTTGGATGCAGATATGATCCATAAGAGAATTCATACACTTCCACCTTTAGATGTATTCCCAAAAGTCTTCTCAATTCTTCTACTGCTTTTTTTTGTTCTTCACACCTCTCCCTAAAAAGACCATTGCACTTTTTACCACTCCATTTCCTGTAAGATTTCATAATTCTATCTCCATGTTTCTCTAAAAATCCTTTTGTAAATTCATTAAAATTAATTTTCCAGACATTTCTATCTTGCACTTCTTTTTTCATTTTATTATATATTTTATTGGGTACAACTGCAGCGGAACTTTTTTTGTTGAGTGTGTTTATCAAGTTATTGAATTTGGATTTGTTGTTCTTCTCCAATTCACTCCCTCCTCTTACCCGCGAAGACATATATATTAATATATATTTTAATTGATAATCATCCATGTTGGTTCTTTATGAAAAATAGTTATTTTTTGATCTTCTGATATAAAGTCATAAATCTTCCTTCTGGGTCATACCTATCTTTCAAACTATTATATACATTCTCATCTATATTCGTCAATTTCCAGAAAATTTCTGGCGAACAATGTACAGGTGCATATAACAACTTTCTTCCCTCAAATTCCATTATCTTCTTCTCTAACTCTAAATCGATATCTTTCGGTCTCTCTTTCAAATTCACTCCATAACCCACACCAAAATCGCAGAAGTAACATGTATCCCATAAAGAGAATGCAGTTTTACAACGAACTGGGCATATGTATATTGGATAAAGTTTGTAAGACTCCTTAAACCATTGGAAAAACTCATTGGCTCTCGCAATCGGTATAAAAACATCGTTACAATCTAAGGCTTTGTGATCGAATCTAATCAATTGAGCAATAGTTCTATAAACCGTCGATTTCAACAATTCGCGAGGGATGTACTTTCTTAAATCTCCATTACTTGTCCAATCCGGTGTCTCCATTGTTGTATAATACATATCTGAATCCCATCTCCATATATAATCATAAAGTGTGAAGTACTGCTCTGTTATCTCATTCTTCTCCAACTGTTTCCAGAAAATCTTCGTCTTATCGAATCTCTCTTTTCCCTCTGGCACAAACACTTCAAACTTTCCTATAACCAATACCAAAATGTTCGGGCCTAATATTGTTCCATCTAAGAAATCTATTGTTGTATCTCCACAATACTCATCAAGTTTCTTAAAATACTCCTCTGAATCTGTATATCTCTCATACGTAACTTTCACAAACGGTTTTCCCGGTTTAATCCTCATCTTTATTCTCAAGATATATCCCAATGTTCCGAGAGAGTTAGGTATTGCATAGAACAGATCACTATGCTCTTCTGGTGAACACTTAATTATCTTTCCCTCTCCTGTTAAAACATCCATCTCCAATATAGATTCATGAAAGAATCCATGTCTGAAACTTGTCGATCCACCTCCAACGCCGGCGATTAAACCAGAGAATGTCAAATGAACCATATCTGGTGGAGTCATTATAACCCAATTATTTCTCAATAATCTATCTGACAAATCCTTCACATAAACTGATCCTTCAACAATTGCATATTTTTCATCATAATTCACCTCTATTATTTTGTTCAACTTTTTCAAATCGATTCTGTTCACATTATTATATATTGGTAGTCCAAAGAGATGCCCTCCATTCTTTGCAACCTTCTTATTTTTATCAAAATTGACAAACTGTTTCTTTATCATTTTGACCTTGTCTGTATAAGATAGTTTATTATCTCTTATGTAACGTATTAAAAATGTTAATCCAATGAGTAGTATCAGACTGTAAATCAACATATATACAAAAACATTACAAAAAACTTTAACAGTTTTTACACATAAATTTATTTACACGCTTAAAAATTAGATGGACATTGCACACTATGCTATGGATTAAGAGTGTTAGAAAAAAACTTTTCAAAAAAACACGTAAAAAACTTGTTAACAAAATTATTGTTTCGCGTTTTTTCAAGGGAAAGATGAATATATTATTGATAAATATCGTATCATTCGTTTTGAGATTACACATAAACAGTCTCCTCTGTTTTCTCTTCTGTCCTGGTACGAGTATGTTGGACTTCAGTTTACAGATTTTAGTATCAATTTTGACAACTGTTTCTGATGGTATCTGTTTCAATCTGTTAAATAAGTGCAATTCCGATTTCTATAAAGTTACAAGATACTTTCTCAATAACTATACACAAGAGAATATGGATAGATGGAAAAAGTATTTGGTGTTGGGGATAAATGTTTATCTGATATTGATATTGTATTTTGTTAGTATAACCAGTTATCTATTAATACTCTACTCTATCCAATATCTAATATGTTTCTTCATTATAGATTATTTTAAGAAGAAGAAATGGTTGTTTTTCAAAAAGTTATATGATGACTATATGGATCGTCCAGTAGTTATTAAAGAGGATGATACATTGAGAATAATCGATGAATACTTTAATAATGAGATGAAGAACAAGAAGTTGGATATTCTGAGAACAGAGGTTGTTAATAAGGACTATACAAATGTTACAACAAAGGATAGTGAAGATGAAGATACTGATAGTGAATCAGAAGATGAAGCTAAAGATGTGAGTGATAATCCTGTTTCTATCGATAATATCGTTAATGACGATTACGTTATAATTAATTAAGATAATATATTATTTTGAATTATAGCCATGATAAAGCGAATCTTTATATATTGGGATCAAGGTTTTAACAATGCACCAATGCTTGTTAAAAAATGTTTATTTAATTGGAAAGTTCACAATCCAACCTGGGAGATAACAGAGTTGGATCACACCAATTTGAAAAATTATATCGATATAGAGGCAGAGATACCGGATATCAAAAGGAAGAAGATATCAAGAACGGCTTATTCTGATATTGTGAGAATATTTCTGCTTCAGAAATATGGAGGATGTTGGTGTGATGCAACTACATTCTGTACTTTCAGTTTAGACATGTGGTTAAATAAGTGTATTGGAAGTGGATTTTTCGGATTCAGAATATACAATGATAGAAGATTATTATCTAGTTGGTTTCTATATAGTGAAAAAGGACATTATCTTGTAAATAAATGGAAGGAACAAACAATTAAGTATTGGAAGGTACACAATGAGCGTACAGATTATTATTGGTTTCACTATCAATTCACAAAAATTTACAAAAATGATGCGAGATTTAAGAGAATATGGGATTCTGTTCCACATGTTACAGCTGATGGACCACATTATTTATTAAAATTTGGGATACTCAAGAGACTAACACCACATATCAAACAGGTTATAGATGATAAAAAATCACCTGTATTCAAATTAACATACAAATATGATAAACCAAAATTCAACAGGAACAAAGGTTGTGTATTGAGATATCTCCTTGGAACAGTTGGAAATATTAAACTTATACATATTGGTAAATGTGGAGGATCATTTTTGGAAAAAAAGTTGAATATGATTGGTAAATACCATATGAAGAGGGATTATAAGAGTGGTGAAGAGTATATTATATGGATAAGAAATCCGTTGAAGAGATTCATTTCAGCATTTTGGTATTCTCATACTTTAATAAATTTCGATACATCCAAACTGAATATAAACAATTTAACAATTGATAATTGTCTTGCCCCAGGAAAAATCAGAAATAAAATGTTGAATGGTGTAACATTTGATAAGATATATGATAATTTGATAAATCATTTCAAAACTCCAAACAGATTAGCAGAAGCTTTGACAAGTACAGATACAGGAGAGAGAAAAAAAGCAGTGGAACTCATGACAAATCATAATCAACATATATTCAAAGGTATTGGTTGGTATCTTTACAACGGTGAATTTGTAAAGAGAAATCATAAAAAGATTCTATTTGTTGGTAGACAAGAGAACATGAAAGAGGATATCGTAAAACTTGGTAAAATACTGAAAACAAATAATTTAAATGAGTTTGTTCGTTCTGGTGGTAATTATGATTTTGATTTGTCTGAAAAAGCTGTCAATAATCTATTGGACTTTTACAAAAAAACAGATTATGAAGCATTGAGAACTCTAATGGAGTTTGGATTTATAACTAAGGAGATTTTCGAAGAATATCATAAGATTTAATAACATTAACTCTCTTCTCATTATCATATTTCAATACATCATCAAGTAACACACACTTACTCGATGATAACTCATCATCATCCTCTATTTGTAAATTCAGATCTGTTGTTGAATCAATAGTTTGTTTGAACTTAGCCAAAAAGTAGACAATCGCTGAATTTCCCTTATCGCTATTCTCTATAACTGGTTCAATATCTTCTTACAGGATAATTTGATCTGTAGTTATACCAGTCTCCTCTCTTAACTCTCTCAAACCAGCATCAATTGCACTCTCTCTCTTATTTCTCTTACCTTTTGGATATGACCAATGTCCTCTCTTAGATCTGACAATTGGTATATATGTATTGTCATTTTCATCGTGTGCATAAACAATAACACCTGCATATGGTAATGTATTGTAATTCATTATCATGATTATTATAAAAATGTTTTTATGTTGTTTATAGTTGTTTATTAGAAATCGAAGTTGTTATTATTGTTATTACCGAGATTGTTCATCATTTTGGAAGCTCCTTCTCTAGCTGCCGGAATATTCATAACAATGAATATCAGAATTGCCAAAAGGAATATTATAAGGAGAAAGATAGAGAGGAAGTATGTCACTTTCACATTCAATTTCTCTTTCTTCTGAGAGTTGTATATATTACTGGTTATTGTGCTTATTCTTCTATCTAAATCGTCCAATGTTTTCTTATTGTTCACCAATCTATCATTCTCCAATCTGCTTATACGAACACTGTCTTTCTTTTGTAATTTAATATTGTTCATAATCTTGTTATTTAGTTTCTGCTTCTGTTCTCTCTTATACTGTTTCTGGGCTGCGATATTGGATGCTTCCTCTTCTGCCAATATATTCTTTGCGTCTATATAAGAGAAGTTCATATCTCCCTGCATTCTCTTTTTGTACATAAACTGTTGAATTCTTAAATCCTGTTCATTATCATTCGCTTTCTTAATCTCTTTTGCGATTCTCTCTTGATCTGCTTTGTATTTACTTTCGAGGAAGGTTTTTAATTCTGTTTTTGTATAAGTGTTTGGTAGGTTATAAATTGGGTATGAACAAGAGTTTGGATTGTCGTTCTTAACAAAAGACTCTCTCTGTTTCTCTGTGAGATTACCAGCCATACATGTTGCTTTCAAATCGACTGTATCATCTACTGGACATTTCATTTCGAAACCGTTGATTTCATCTGCAGAACCCAGACTCTTTCCGAAATAGATCTCTCCACTTTTCTCTTTACTATCTGGTACATCTTTACATTTGTAACTGTATGAGAATTTGTAATCACTATCACCACATCTTCCATTATAATCCGACTCTTTTGAACCATCATGTAGAATATTTGCTAACATAAGCCTCATTTCATCATTTGTTCTATCCATTGTACACTTGTTTGGATCACTATTCTGTGTACAAATATCTCTTATTTTCGCAGCGACACTCGTTGAATGCCCAGAACAATCTACTTGAGCCTTGAAGCTATCCCAATCAATCTGTGATTCTTTCGGTTCTTTATACACCATATAGTCACACTTTTGGTCTCCATCACATTTCTGGTTTCTTCCCCATTCGACACAATCACTGATCGATTTGTTGTTACTGTCGATAGATGTTATGTTTGCGTTTTTTTTGAAAGCTTCTAAATCGGAATCATTCAAACAACCAATATTCAAATTTTCATAATCAATATTTATACAAACATTGTTATTCAAATATGTATTATATGAACAGTATTTATTTTCACCACAATCGGAATCTTTATCACATGTTAAATTACACTTCTTTGTTTTATCATTACAAACCCAATTAGTATTACTACCATATTTCAAATTACATTGATTAGTTGATGAACACTCAATGGTGTTTGAGTAGTCTATATTCCCAGTGTTTGAACTCATGCCACCTAATATACTATATTCCAATATATTTTTTGATTGTTTATTTTTATCTTTGATGAATCTATTACAAAAATTCGCAGATTTTTTTTTACAAATAAATTTGGTAAGGTAGTGTTTCATCATAATAGAACTTATCCGATTTTCCATCGATCGAACATGTTTCAGTAACTGATTTGAAAATACTTGATGGTCTATTTGTGTTACAACATCTATCTTTCAATTCACTACTTATTCCGGTTTCTTCGACTGTACCACTGTATGTAGAATATGTTCCGGCATCTAATTCTTCACCAGTAAATTTGAAATCGTTAATCTTCATGACTCTGTATAGTTGACTCTTAGCAGTTGGTTTAGGTTTTTTGGAAGATATCCACATTAGTCCAAAAATACCGAGAAGAACAACTGCAACAATCCACCATATAAATCCATTTCTCGTTATATATCCCAAACTGAATATCAAAATTGGTGCAGTTATCAATAAACCATATATTACAAGAACACCCAGGAAACTTATTATACGATCTTTTATTAGTTCTTTGTGTAGTTCATTCTGAATTTTTGTTGTTTTTGTTGATATTTTCAAATTGTTGTTAAAATCTCTTTCCAATCTTCTATTCTTTCTATTTGCTTTCAATTGGAGTAGTTCATTCATACTCTTGATATCGAAATCCAGTTTACTAATTTGTGCAAGTTGTGGTTTGAAATTGTGCATTTCACTATTTGCTTTAGATTTTTCATCATCAATACCTACAAGAATTGGATTGGTATTCATAAATAGCTATACTATATATGAATATTTTTTAGGAAAAAATGGTTTTCACAAAATTTGCTTTTTTTTACAAGTTTCTTGTATGTGTTGTATCGCCTACAAGTCTGTCATCTTCATTAAGAATCATCTCTGATCCCTTAATTAGAGATTGATCTCTACTATCAGCTGCGAAATCTGTCCATTGAATTGTATCTTCAAACTCACCAGATGCTTTAGCAGTGTTCTTTGGAACGATCAACTGTTGAGGAGCACTACCATCATCGTAATAGAATCCAGGCATTCTGTGAGTTGCTCCCATTTCAGAGTCTTCGGCAAACTCAACTTCAACTTCTGGAGCAGGTGGGTTGCAACAGTATTTATTCTCAAATTCTGATTTTGAACCGTACATATCGGCTCTTACTATCTTATTGAAATCAGAAACTCTATTTTGAATACTAGAATTGGCATCTTCTACACCAGTTTCAACATCCATTCCTGCAGATGTGATGAACGATCTGAAATGGAACATATTGTTTCTCCACATCACCAAAAGAGCTATTATAACCACATCTAAAACAACCAATGTACAAAACATTGTTGGTGTTATCTTATTCAAAATCATAAACACTAATGGTATAACTAATGCTAAAACCAAAACAAATACAACAATTAAGAAAGATATTGTTGATTTCTGTTTCTCAATAGATTCATCTATACTGTTTACTAAACTGGTTTTTGTTGAGATTTCCAATTCATCGTTGTACAATTTCTGTAAATTTTTATTACCTCTATTTGCAACTAATTGTAAAAGTTCATTCATACTATTGATGTCATAATCGATAGAGTGAATCTGTGCAGTTTTATTTCTAAGTTCTTTTATTGCATTGGAAACTTGATGATTAGAACTCCACTTTGTATCATGAATATCTTGAAGAGCAACATTCTGGGATATCTCTGTATCAGAATTAGTTCTTGAATCTATATTTACATTGGTATTAATAGATCTATCAAGACTATTTGTGGATTTACTTCCTGTATTACCCATTATATATAGTATAAATATATAATTTTATACTCAATTCTTTTTTATTCTTTTGCAATTCTCTACGCCATTTTTCTTAGGATCATTTGGACATATGAATCTATCTTTCTCAACGAAACCAGGATAGTTATCACATGGAATTGTTGTATATTCGTAATACTTCTTGTAAGGAAGTTCATCTTTGCTATCTTTTCCACCTCTAAATTCACAATTGTAATATGTCGCATACTTTGTATCTATTGGCAAAATACGCCTGGTTTGTGGTTTATTACTCTCCAATTGTGCCTTGTTTCCTCTGTAAATCTTTATACCCTGTGGTGATATGTAAAGATCCTTATCATAATTGAAACCGGTGACTGTTGCTCCATCAAGTTTGTACTCAATACCTTTATCACGGATTGTGTATGTACTACTTGGAAGATCTCCCTTGAGCCACACATCTCTCTGTGAGTCTTGTCTAATATATCTTGGTCTGGTTCTTGGGACAACTGGTCCACCTGAATAAACAGTCTCTTCTTCAGTTTCGGATGGTGGACAGTACTCTTGGCATGTGTAGTCTTGGATACCAGCAACATCTGCATAGGCTTTTTCGAACATTTGAGCCAATTCTTTTCCAGTTTCTTCCGATTTAATCTTTACAATAGATTCTACAGTATTCCATACCTTTCTGAAAAAGTCAACTGTGAAGAAAACGACAATAACAAGGGCAACAACAATTGTTGCAGTGAGTGATACAAATCCACTCAAGTTTAACCAAACAACAATAAATATTAAGACTAACGCGAAGAAAGTGTTTGTTAAAGCTTGGATGAGGACTCTCTTATTTCTATTTGCATCCTTATTCATTCTGACCAGACGTGTTTTTGTCATAATCTCTCTATCTTTATCGTTGTAAACTCTGTTGGTTTCATTGAAAAGATCATCATATGCGACGAGTAATTTCTCACTTGGACTCAAACGGTCTTTTGATTCATTCTTTCCCTCCTTAGCTTCTTTTGAGAGGTTAACCAAAAAATCTAATTCATTATTCATCTATATTATAACTAAACAAAAAAATAAATCATTGAATAGCATTATTTGTTATAAATACAGCGTTAGGATAATTACAATACATCAACATTGTTAACAACGCAAATACAAATATAACCAAAACAAATAGAGAAAATGTGTATCCTGTTATAACACCACCTTTGTATAGAAGATAAGGACATAAGTAGAGAAGGAAGGCTACAAACAATCCAATTAGTGAACACGCCATTGACCATTTATTGATATTTATGTAAGTCATATTATCATTAAATAATTGCATTTTATAAGATTAAAGGAGATTATTTTTTCTTACTATAGAAAACATACATGACCAAAATTGCAATGAAAACAGCGAAAATAAACGCTATCAAAGTATATATGATCTTCTGTTTGTAAACATTGTTCTCTTGAGCAATTTGTAACATTCTGGCTCTGGTGTTGATTATATTTCTCTTTGCATCGATGGCATTCTGTTGAATCTCATTTCTCAATCTCTTATTATTCAATTGCTCATTCTGATCTCTCAACACATCGTTCTGCTGTGCAATAATCTGATCTGCATTCTGCAAAACATCCTCAGATAGGAGAGTGTTGTATCTAGTCCAATTCACCATACTTCCGGATGTCTGACCATACGCATTTTGAGAAGCGACATTGTTAGAACCACTTGTGCATCCACTGTTTGCAACGTTACTAAACGGACCACTATTCGTCATAATTATACTATTAACAATATTTTTTTGTCAATTGATAAATTTAATTGTAATTATTAAAGACGACATTACCAAACATACAGATCCTATCAACACTTCTCTCTTAACTTGGACATATATTCGCATACTGTTTATAAACAACATCATCATCAATGCAACAAACGCCTTGTCTCTCTTAGGTTCATTAATATTCCATCTATGAGATATGTGTGACAATATACCCTCAAAAGCAGTTGCCAATAAGAAAGGATACATAACCTTCATTGTATGCCCTAACTTCTTAGAAGTCAAATATATCGATACACCAGATAGTATCAATCCAAGTATGAACAATGGATCTGTATCGCCTATAAATATGTTTCTTCTGTTTAAAACATATCCACAAAAATACCACAACAATATTGGTGATATGAAAAGAAGCACATCAACTATATCCATACAATATACTTGATATTTTTTAGAATATTAGGTATAAAAAAATTTACAAAATATTATTTTTACCATGTGCCGTCTGTTGTTGGGAATACAATTGTTGGCTCATCTGGATCATCCGGTTCATCATCAACCTTTGTTGGTGTAAAAGTTGTTGTACTTGGTGTAGAACTAGACTTAGTTGATACAACCATTCTAACCGGATTCACAATTACTCCCTTGAAATCCTTAAAGCTGACTTCATCAGATCCACCTCTCTTCATACACTCTTCAACTCCTCGATCAAAATACTGATTTCTATAAACAACTTCATCGCCATCATAAAATGTGTGTCTATAATGTTCATTATTGTACATATACTCATTGTCACCAATAACAACTGTTCCATTATATGTTATCTCCTTAAACAAGCCATATCCCTCTTTTCCCAAAAGAGAGCATGCAATTGGCGTTACTCCCCACCAGTTGTTATATTTCCACTTTTTGTGTGTACAACTAAAAGTAGTTTTTCCATTCTCGTACACTGGTGTTACATTAAATTCAAAATTTGAAGTCATATCTCTTATAAAGACTAATGAATTATCTTTAAATATTATTAATTAATTTGTAGACACTTAGTTTAATTTTTTGATAATACTTTTCTCTAAAAAGTATATGTTGTCTTTCAAAAATGAAAACAAACTGGAAGTTGGTATAGATGAGGCTGGAAGAGGGTGTCTTTTCGGTAGAGTGTACGTAGGTGCAGTGATTCTTCCTAGGACTTTCCAAGCTGATTTGGATGATGAGTTTGGTGGCAAATTGAAATTGAGAGATTCTAAGAAGGTTAGTGAAAAGAATCGTAACAAGTTGCGGAAATTAATTGAGGAAAGAGCTATAGACTATGCTGTTTGTTACAGTGAGCATTATGAGATAGATGAATTCAATATTCTGCAATGCACTTTAGATACAATGCATGAGTGTATAGACAAACTGACCATCAAACCTAACTATATTTTGGTAGATGGAGACAAATTTAATAAATATAAGGGCATTGAACATGAGTGTGTTACAGGTGGTGATGATACCTATTATAATATCGCGGCTGCTTCGATTTTAGCCAAAGTTTACAGAGATGAGTACATCAAAGAGTTATGTGAAAAGAATGATGTCTTGAAAGAGTATGGTATTCACAATAACAAGGGATATGGTACGAAAGAGCACACTGATAAGATAGAGGAGTTAGGTATTGTTAATGGACATAGAAAAACTTTCGGAATATGTAAAGGTAAAGAGTGTTTTCATTTTTCGAAATAGTTAAAAAGATGAATTAATGATAAATTAATGGAAATTTTTATGTATGTTATATTAGGTGTTGCAGGAGTTGCACTTATTGTTCTTGCTAGTCTCTTCATTGCGAGGTTCAGAGAAGAGATTGGAGAGAGTTGTGGAAAATTTTGGAAGAAGTGTGGATGTAAAAGAAGACAAAGAAATGTCACAGACATCTCTGTAATAAATCCCGACGATTACTTTCTATTATAATTAAGTCAAAACTTACCTAGAGCAATTGCATTTGTGTGCACGAAACGAGATTCCATAACCACATGAACTACACTTTTGCTCTGCAGTTGGATCATGGAAAACCGTTAGACATGTGTACTCACATTCACATGTTGGACACATCTTCTTCTTGGTGAATTGTTGTATACAATGAACTATTGGATTTGATGGCAGTAGTGTAACAATATTACACTTATCAATTACTTTTTTGTATTTTCGACGTTTTGTAGTATCTACCACTCTACCATACTTGTCACGACATTCTAGACGTTCTTGTCTGGCTTTTTCTCCAAAATTATCGATCATGCAACGATATTTTTTGTGTTCCTGTTGTTCTTTACTAGGGATTTTTGGCTTGAAAATTCGTTTTGTTTGTGTTGAATCCTCCACAATTACACATTTCATCTTGAATATTCCGCAACTTTTATTATCATTTTTTTTTACACTATTAATGTTTAAAAATAACGTTGTACCGCTATTTTTTGACCGTGAACAAACTTAATATAATAAAAATATGTTTAAAGACATATTAATTTATATACTCATAATGGACTACGTAAACAATTTTAGAGAAGCTTTAACAGTTAATGACCCAGAACTTATGTACAAATCTTTTGCAACAGCGTTGAACAAGGAGAATCAATTACGAGAGTTGGTTGTCATTGAGCCGACAAATAAAGATGTGTCATCAGCTGTTTTTTCAGTCTATGATAATGATGACATCTTTGTTAGACCAAAAGAATTGTCGAAATATGAGCAGAATGTACCAGTTTTGTCATCTAGATCTGAAGGTACTGATAATGTTATTGTGGACAAGGATACTTTTGTGAGTAATTTCAATATTTTCAGTGAGTTTCAGTTGCAACTGTTGAATTGGGATAATCTCTTTGTTGCAGGAGGTGCAACGTTGGCAGCTTTAATGCCAGTTCCAGTGAAATATGAGAATCAGAGAAGAAAGTATTTTCATGATGTTGCTTACAAGGATTCTGATATTGACATCTTCATTTATGGATTGAATGAAGAGGAGGGTACAAAGAAATTGGTTGAGGTGTACAATGCTCTTACTGATTTCTTGCCATATGAGGCAATATGTTTTAGAAGTACCAATGCTATTACTATTGTTTCACAATATCCACACAGGAATATTCAAATTATTCTGAGATTGTATTCTTCAAAAGAGGAGATTCTGATGGGTTTCGATGTTGATTGTTGTTCCGTTGGTTATGATGGAACTGATGTTTATATCACACCACGTGCTCACCGTGCATTAGTTACAGGTAGAAATACAGTTGATATGTTGAGACGCTCCCCTTCTTATGAGTACAGATTGTGGAAGTACAGTAAGAGAGGTTACGATATTGAAGTTCCTCAACTGGATTTATCCAAGGTTGATCCACAAATTTATGAGAAGAGATTGAGTAAGTCACACGGTTTGACGAGGCTTCTGTTGCTCTTCAATATTGGAAGAGATGAGGAGTCTAAGGAGTACACAAATAAGCTTCGAAAGCATAGAGGTAGACCAGAGAAGAGAGAGAACACTATGTTCAATGAGAGAATTGGAGGATACTATTTGAACAAACGTTCAAAGGAGCAGTTGTCAATTGGTGCAGATCTAAGTGATTATTCAGCAATCTTTCTTCCTTGGGGTCCAGGATGGAAGGCACGTGATATTGCGAAAATTATGTTGAATAAGGATTACATTATGAATAGTGAGGAGTATGATCCTAACAAGAAATATCCAACACATCCTTGTTTCATGGGTACAATGGAGGAGGTTATTGTCGATTGTGAAATGTATACGAACGAGAAATACTGTTTCAAGTCTGATGGGTCAAAGAAGGTTATTGATTTTGAGAAGATTGGAATGAATGAGACTGAAATTAGAGAGTATTATGATAGATATGTTATTGGTGATCTCAGATGGAAGACATTGAATCCAGGAGAGCAGAGAGTTGGTTCTTTTCATCCAATTAATGATGACGAATGGATTGGTTCAACATATGTTTCATACGATGCATTGAGTATTCATCATGCGGTTGTTAATGGTGATTGTAAAACATTAGAGGGATTGTTGAAAGATGTGGATTCGGACACATTGAATAGGAAAGATCCGAATGGTAGAACTGCACTGCATTTAGCAGTGATTCATGGAGATATTGAGTGTATGAGATTGTTGATGAGAAGTGAGATCAGATTGGCTTACAAGATGAATGATGGCAGAAGTGCATTCCATTTAGCTTGTCAATACGGAAATCTGCAGATGGTTGAGGAGTTGTATGAGTACGGTTTGGAGATTAATAAACGAGAGCTTGAGAAGATTGAAGGAGATGATCATGATGAAGAAAAGGAAGATGAAGATGATATTTACAGTTGTGTGAGGAAGATTATTGAGAACAATAAGAAGTTGAGAGAGGCAAAGAGATTGAAGAATGATGAGAACTACAAGATGGAGAAGGCGTTGGAGCAACCGGATTATTTCGATCCGAATGAGGCTGATTGGGACAATTTTATGACACCAGCTGTTTATGCGATTGTTTTCAATCATTTGGACATTCTCAAGTTTTTGTATGACAAGGTTAGACGTAGAGTGTTTGATAGGTGGGAAGTGAGAACTGACAGTTATAGTTACTACTCAAGTGATCACAGAGATGTTCTGAATGTTGCTATCAAATGTGGATACATTGATATTATTAAGTTCATGTTGGACAATGGTTTCTATGTGACTAATGAGCATGTTTTGAAAGCTGTTAATAGTATGAATTTGGATATTATTAAGATGTTTGTAACATCGAAAAATGTCAACGAGTTGTTCAAACCACAAAATGGAGAGTATGTGTACATTCTCAGTTATTTTTTCAAAAAAATCAGTAAGACAGATCATGAAACACAGATGAGTATTTATAGATATTTGATTGAGTGTGGATCGTTGACACATTATGATTTCAAACATTTCAGTTCATCACCACTGTTCGCGGGTATACAGTATTATGGTTATAGTTACAATTACAAACCAACAGATAGACAGAAGTTGAGATCTAAGATAAATCAACCACTCAATTTTATATTGAATATAACAAATTTCGAATTAATTGACAAGTTCTTACAGGATAATGTTGGTTATAATAATTGGTTGTTTGTAAATAACAACAATAACCCATTAACTATTCTTGATTTTGTTAATACATTGATTGCAAATCACAAGAAAAAATTGGCAGATATTGATAGAGAACCCAACCCTGAACCTAAATTAACATTTGAGGATTATGCACAAGCGATAATACGGAGCGATGGTTGTTCTACTCAATCTGGTAATAGAGATATTGTTATTGCTGATATCACAAGATATGAGGCTATTAGAACATTGATGATTAAGCATGGATGTATGACTTATAGTGCAATGTGCGAGATGAATTTGATTGAAAGTTATGATGAGTACCTTGTTGTAAAGGATTATGAATCGAATGATTATGCTAAAAAGATACCATATAGTTACAAAATTGCTTTCCGTCCACTGAATGGACATCCGGATAGGAAGAACCCTTTCGATGGTTATGTCAATGAGTACAATGATCAGGATGGTTACATGAGTTTTTATGAGGCTGTGTTCAATAGTGATTTGGACTATGTTAAGAATCATCCGGAAATTCATGTGTGTAGTTATTGTTCATGTAGAAGATACTTCAATGTTCTACATTTGGCAATAATGAATAACAATTTCGACATGTTCACTCTATTGCTCGATAGGGCTTTTGAACAGTTCACTCCGTTGAAGTACAGTTTGACTGGGGTTAAGAACACAGATTTCGTTCCAAATATTAAGAATAGTGATTTGGTTGGTTTAGAGAATTGTGTAGGAAAGTTGTCATCTGACGGTATTAAGGGTCATCATGTGTTGGATGCGGATCAGGATGTGGATAAGGTTATTTCATCTGTTAATCCTGTGAGATTGTTGGAGTGTAGTAATAATAGTTATACACCACTGTTTGAGATTATTAGGAGTAGACGTACTAATTTTTTCAATTACATTGTTGGAAAGTTCAGTGTTGAAGATTTGAAGTTTCTGTTCTCTGATGGTACTTTGTTTAGAAGTGCAATTGGATATGGAATGGTTGGTATTGCTGATTACATATTGAAAAATTATGGTGTTCCTGCTAAATTGAAGAAGTTTAGTGGATATTCTGGAATGAAGAACAGTTTATCTATTAACTTTTATGGTAAGAAGAGTGAAAATGTGTATGCTAACAACTATGCTGTTTACGAAGCAATTCGTTATGGACAGTTAGAATCTGTTAAGTATTTGGTTGATGAAGCACCGAGAGTTTGGGATGAGTATGATAAGAAGGGGGTATATGTGTATCCAAATGATTTGAATTTGAGTTTAGATGGAAAAGTTCTCAAATATGTTATAGATAATTATGCACAAATTAAGAGTGATAATGTCTATGAATGTTTAGATCATATTTTTAGTAAACATCCAGAGATGTTGATGGAAAAGGATTATGTTGATTCTGCATGTAGAAGTGGACTTGTTAAGATGACTGATTTTTTGTTGAGAAATGGTGCCGGATTCACTTGGAAAAATTTGGAATCTGCTGTTCGCAATGGAAAAGGTGAGTTGATAGAGGTTGTTAAGAGGTATGTGAACATCTATGAGATGAGATGTCCAACAACTGATAAGGATGTTTTCATGATTGCTGTAGCAAGTGGATGGGAATGTGTTGAAGAGGTGTTTAAGGAGAGTGTTGACCAAGTCAGAGATGACGTTTTTGGTAACACAGTTCTGCATTATTTGTGTGGATATACTGGAAGGCACAATGTTGACAAATTGATTGACCGATTCTCTTTCCATAATAGGGAGAACTGTTTTGGAATGACACCATATGATTATTTGATTCAGACATTCAAGATGGAGACTCATCTTTTAGATGGTAATCATATTGGATCTGTTAAACATTGTAATAAGTTTAGAGATGTGGTTAATGGAAAGAGTAGAAGTGTTAAGAAGTTGCTGGATATTAATAGAGCATACATGGAGCTTCAATAAAACTTTTTAGAAAAATGAACCTTTTTAGAAAAAAGCTTCTGACCAAAAACTATCTTCGATGACTAAAATGAACCTTTTAGAAAACTAACTTAATTTTTTAAGAAAAGTATATTATTTTCTTAAAAAAAGTATATGGTACTGAGTGTAAGTGATGGATTTAGATTGTTTGCATATAATCTGAAGAGATGGCATATTAGGAATATGGAGAGGTTGAACAAGTGGCATGATGATAATATGTTTGCTATGAGGAGATGGCATAGAGATAATATGGAGAAGTTTAAGAAATGTTTTGGTAAGAAGTATAAATATGATTAGCGAAAATTGATTTTTATGTTCTTAATTTTTTCTTTTTCAAAATTTTTAAATTTTATAGTATATAACTTATGAACTTCTTTTGGTGGATTCTTGGTTATAAAACCGAAGACAACAATGAAAATGCTCAAAATATAGCAGAAAGTAAGGATGAATCTATGGTTGAAGAGACAAAAAGTTGGAGCTCTATTGTTAAGAGAGGAAAACCAATCAATGTCAAAAACTTTGATTTATTTTTCAAGAATTATATTGACGAAGCTTTGAATAAAGATGAATTGGATATTCTACATGACAACATTAAAGTAGATGATCATCCATGTGTTCCTTATCAACATGCTAAATATAATAAATTTATCGAAATGGTCGATAATGTGAAGAGGGAGAAGGCTGAAAATGGCGATATGATTTTGACTGCTATCGACATTTCGGCAAAGAAGCCTGTTTACACATTCTGCTACAAAAATTTTGAACATTTTTATTCACAAAATGAGGATAATATTTTGTCAAAAGATGAACTGAAAATTGTGTATGATAAAATTGACGGAATTGATTACTCAACAGACACTCTACCATCTGAAAGATTCACCGATCTCAAAACTGCAATTGAGAAAATTACCGAGAAAAAACAAACAACCGGTAAAAAATTAACAAACATAATGTTCTTAGGTATAACATACGCAGATGAAGACAATCCAAGGAACATCTACAAATATTTTTACTCTGAATAGGTAAAAGATACTTAAAAAAATATATATATATTTATATATAAAAATGAAATTTTTATGGTGGTTATCCGGTAAGGGTTCAAAAACCACACAAGAACAAACAGAAACCGAATGTGATTTATTGGAGGAAGATAGTTATTCTTCGTCATCGGATGAGGATTCTTGTATTTCACCAATAACACAAAGTGAAGATGACCAGTCATTGTCATTATCAACTAGTTCAGGAAGTTCTTCTCCAGTAAATTTATCAAAGGATATATGTATTCAATTTGCTTCCTGTACTTCACCGACACCTACCATAGGTTCTTCATGTGCTTCGACATCACCTACCACAATGAATATTTTGTCAAGTTTAGATAATGTTTCGGATACTGATAGTGATAGTGAGAGTTCATCGACTAATTTTGACATTTTTTATAGAAAGTATGGGAATGTTGATTTGGAAAGAGAGGAGGTGAAGTTGATTTATGATGCAATGGATAAATTGGATTATAGAGATCAGTTTCCTACTAGGATGAGATATATAGATTATAAGAGAATGGTTAAACATGTAAAAAGAGAAAAACTGAGAAATAGCGGGAGTATTTTACAAGGTGTCGCGAGAGGTTGCACAATTGAGACTTACCCCCCTATTCACAAGTACAATTACACATTTAATTGTGATGAAGTGAAAAGTGTCAATCGGGGTTTTGAGGACACTTTTTACAATTTTTATGACAAATATTGTAAAAACGACCATACAATGACAGAAAATGAGTACAAAATTGTTTATAAGGCTTTGGATAGGACAGATTACACAAAGAGATTCCCAAATGAGGATCGATATATAGATTTATCAAATGTTGTGAAAAAAATTCACTATTTGAAATCTAAAAATGGGGGAAGAGAATTAGTAGCAATAAAACTGCTACGAGTCACTGAATCGTATCCCCCTCATCGTGTTTACGATTATTACTTTGCTAAACACTAATTATTGTAAACACCAAAGTCAACTAAACAAAATTTTCAAAGCTTTTAATCTATTTTCCAAAAATTTATATGTTTTTGGTGCTTTTGTTTGTAACTGTGCAAGACCTGTTCCAAGTCCATCTTCTGGAAGTGTGAGCGTTGTGTATTTGTCGTTACTCATAAACTCTTGTAAAAATCACTTCGTGATTTATGATAAATCCTTCCGGATTTGTAAAATTGAGTGTAAAGCATCTCTGATCTTAATCTTATTCGTTTTATATTCCTCATCGGTATAAAATGAATTCTTAGTATTTGACGGATACTTCTTTGTAGGTATTCCGAAAGCGTTAGGTTCATCTCTGATTATCGCTTGACCACCCTTTCCTCTACCAATATCGTTGTCGCCAAAAATGAATAGATGATCTCTGTTGTTTTTAATATCGTCCAATGTCCACCATCCTTTGAATATCTTTATTTTCTTTGTACATGATGATTGCATACTTTATAGTAATATTGTATAATCTATCTTTTTATAAATCATTTTTATGAAATTTCGCTGAAGGAGATCCTGTTTGATCCGTTTATAAATCATTTTTATATAAGCGTAGGGGGTTTACGTGAAGATACAGTTCTCCACGTAACCGGTTGTAGGTCGCGTAGGGGCTTACGGGGAAATGCAATCTCCCCGTTTTTATAATATTTAACTCAAAGGTCTTCAAGCCATGAGGTCTTCAAGCCATGGATTCTCCTCTTGGATCTTCTCCTCGACTTCCTCTGTGAATTCCGCCATATCTACACCGAATGTTTTAGAAAGTTCCTCATCTGTTCTACCCTTTAGCAACGTTGCCAGTTTGGTACAGAATAGATCGAGGAATGGTTCACAATCGAGATAGTTTGCTGAATTCACAAGAGAGTAAATCCTTGTCAAATCAGTTGGAACAAGATCCCTGAAGAACTTGTGTGGAATAGCCTTGGTGAAATCGTTAGTCTCAAGAGGTTTCACAACATTGTATGGTGTTTTCTTATATTGAGCAACAAATTTCACAAAAACAGCAAGATCTTCATCTGGAACTTTAGTAATCAGTACTTCATGAACAACTGGTTGATCGTCTTCCTCTTCACTTCCGGAATCGTTTTCCTCATCATTCTTAGATCCAAGAGTTGTCTCAATCAGTTTACTCAATCTTGCAGATTCTTCATCAATCTCGAATTTTGTTCCTTTTGTGGTCTTCAAAACAATTTTGCATTCAGACATACTTATAATTTGTTTATGGAATAGTAGCAAATTTAATTATCAATTTTTTTTTTCATTACAATGATTATATATGAATCCAATAGGTTTTGACGTAAACAGATTGAAAGAAGAGTTCACACAAAACAGGCGAGTCGTTATTGAAAATTTCTTAGATCCAACCATTGCCGAACAAGCCTACAGAGTTATCAACAAATTACCACCAAGTTCTTGGTACAGTTGTGCGGGATTTGGTAATACAAAAGTGGAGAAACGCATAATTCCTGCAAACGTTAAGAAACAGACAATGGGAGAGAAAACTGCAAAGAAACACTTCAATGCTGGTGCTTTCTCATTCAGTTTCCACAGAAATATGGGTTTTAGGAAAGGAGAAATAACAAACGTTGAGCGTATGTTACGCTTGTTATTTTCTAGTAACGATTTATACAATTTAATAGACAATATAACGGGATTCAAACCAGTCAAATACAATCAACTATTTCTATCCAAATATCGTATAGGACACTTCTTGTCACCTCACTCAGATGTAAATAATGGCAAATTAGCTTATGTTCTGAATTTAACAAAAGATTGGAAACCTCAATACGGTGGCATTCTACACTTCTTAGACGATAAACGTGAAAACATTACTGAATCTTTTGTTCCAAAATTTAATAGTTTAGTTATTTTTGAAGTTCCTGATGAAGGAACTCCTCATTTTGTTTCACACGTCAACGTTGACAAAAAACCTAGATATGCAGTTACGGGTTGGCTTATCTGAAAGATAAGTACTGTTGTTGGCTTATCTGAAAGATAAGTACTGTTGTTGGCTTATCTGAAAGATAAGTACTGTTGTTGGCTTATCTGAAAGATAAGTACTGTCAATGGTTGGTCTAAACTTTTTATCTATGTTATTTAATAGATGAGTATAGCAATCATAGGTGGTGGACCAGTTGGTTTAACTGTTGCTATTCGTTTAATCAATAACTCACACTACATGGAGAAAGATGTACCAAAAGATACAACGATTCATATTTATGAAAAAAGAGAGAAGTACACTAGAACACAATATATTGTATCTGGTGGTAGTAAAGGTGATATTTTACAAAATTATCCATATCAACTTCAAGATGAACTCAGAGAAAACTTTATGTGTTATATTGATAATCCAGTTACTGATATGAATGGATACTGTCTTGATGATAGAAATTATAGTGAAGATTCTTGGAAAAAATTTAGCCAAACAATTGAAATAAGTAAATTCGAAAAAATTTTGTCAAATTATATTAAGAAACACTTCAAAAATATTAAAATTATAAAGAAAGAGTTCACAAAAAAAGATCAAGAAAATTACAAAGTTATAATTGGTTGCGATGGTTTACACTCATATGTGAGAGATAAATTGATGAATGTAAAATGGAAAGAATTGAAAGATTATAATACATATATTCTACACATTAAATACAAAGATACATCCAACAGAAAGTACATAATAGACAATAGTGTTATATCAGATCAGATACTTAATGCATATGAGTTAATCAAGAAAAAACCATCACAATGGGAGATTGATAATGGGTTTGATAAAAAAAAGTTTTTTGAACAAGATAGATTCAGATTGATCAGAAGTAATGGCAGCATGACACAATTTTTATTACAAATAACTAAAAGTCAATATGACAAATTGAAAAAAATTAAAAAATGTAAAAATTTACCAGATTCAATTAAGAATAGCATATTGATTGATTCATTTATAATGGGATCGAAACCAAAAGATTTAGATAACACTCCGATTAATGTATATAAAGCGGTTGTTGGACATGCTAAACAATATGTTACATACAAAGATAATAGATTATACATGTTAATTGGTGATTCTGCAATGACAACACATATATTTTCTGGAGAGGGGTTGAATATAAATTTATTTCCATTGAAAAGAAGTATCAATAATTTTTTAGAAAGTGAAAAGAATATTGATGATATAATCAAAAGTTATAATCGATATATGAATTACCAATTTGATCATCATGTAAAATATGTAGCAATGTTGAGATATCTACCTCAACAATTATTAAAAAAAATATGTTCAAAGATTAAATTAGTTGATATATCTGTATTATTGGAAAATGAACTCAGGATGCATAAATATGACTATATATTAAAAAAGTTACAGAAAAAGTATAAACATTTGTCTGATACAGATGTAAAGAATGAATTATGCTTAATTTTTAGAGATAAAATACTAAAATATTTTACTTACAAAATGTAAAATTTTATTGATACATAAAATAGAAAACAAAAAAAATACCAAGAAATACTATTGATGCACATATAACAACACCAATTATTTCAGATTTCCTACATTTACGTTGTGCTTGTTGTACTTGTTGTACTTGTTGTACTTGTTGTGCTTGTTGTGCTTGTTGTACTTGTTGTACTTGTTGTTCATCGCGTGTTGTAACAACAATTAAATCCGAAAATTTTTTCTTAATAAGTGGCTTGTTTCTGACAAAACTCATATTGAGTACGTTATCAGCAATTAAATACTTCTTCATTAACTCTTCATTGAGATGATTAATTTTTATATGATAACAGAAAACATCGAATGCCTCTTTATTCGGAAAATCTTCAGAAGCCAAATATTCTATATCATTCTTACAAATAGGACATTTGTATTCACAATCTTCAAGACACTTCAAATGTATTTCAAATCTGCATTTACATTTATCATTCATTCTATTTGGTAATCTCAAAAATACATCTCCTTCCTTCAAATCCTCTAAACAGAATATACATTCACTATTGGACATTATTTTTATTAACTTCAATATTTTTAAATATATTGGTTATAGTATATGGATAAATATACAATTAATGATATAACTAGTGTACTAACAGTTCAACATTGCAATAATATTCAAGTAAGAACACATCTGTCGAATATTCTTCCAAACAACTCGAAAACGAAAAAATATTTAACCAATAAAGATAATCGTCCTTTAATATTTAGAGATCGTAACAACAGGCTATATGGAACTTATCTAAACATTGGTATGAAAAATATTTCAGTAATAAATGTTGCAGGAGATGGGCATTGTGGAATATATTCATTGGTTTTAGGTATAATTTTAAACAATATAAGAGATTTAAGTCATTTTGGGGTAGAATTACTGATAAATGAACAAGGCTCACTGATGAATATTAAAACAATTGTTAAAAAATCAAGACAGTTTATATATGATCAAATAGTATCCAAAATTGATAAAAGTGCTCTAAATTATGAGTCTCAAAAAGAAATAAACAGTATTTTAAGTAATGGCTATTTATCAACTGAAAATTTAGAGCTTTTGGCGGAAAAAATGGGTATAAATTTGATAATTGTGGGATATATTGCAGAAAAACAAAAATTTGGATCTCTAAAAAGATATCAAGGAAATATTGATATTGCTAATATTAATAAAAAAACACAGTAATCTTACTCTTCTGCGGGAATCATTATAAACTTATATATGTTGGTAATATACCCCCACATGTTGATGGAGTGAATGATTCAAATGAAGTTGTTGAAAATAATGCAGAATATCAATGGCTACAAAAACTTGAATATAATTTTCAACAAAATAAAAGTGTAGGACCAATTATTACAATTAGTAAACATATAAATAGACAACAACCTCGTCGTAATCTCAAAGTAAAAACTGGGTGTGCAAATGGAAAATGTGTTATTTCCGGTGGATTTGCTAATGTTCCAAAGATTGGAAAACGTAAAGTCAGATTCACTAAGAAAGGTAGAAGATACGTGTTGTACAAAGAAAAGAGAAAGTATATTGAATAATTATATTATATTTATTATATATGAATGCTAAGAAAGATAGTGTTATTAGTAGAAAGATAAAGGAGTTACTCAGATTTGATAAACAGAAATTCTTTGAACTATTGAAAATAATCCAATTCAGTATTCTTTACATTATATTCACAATTGTTTTAGCTCACATTATAGATGTTATATTCTTCAATCCATATGAGGATATTAAAAATCAAAGTAAATTCAAACTTTTCTGGGAAATAACCCTCCAAACCATTGCATGTGTTATAGCTATCTACTACATTCGAAAAATTGTGAAAGCAATTCCATTTATTTTTCAACATAAACTTGATGATGACTGGGAATCAGTATACAATGGAGAGATAGTCGTCTCGTTTATTTTCATTGGTAGTCAACAGAATCTATTAAAGAAAATTAGTCATGTTGTAACAGCAAGTTGAAATATGTACATAAAAAGATATATAAGTTTATAAAACAATGTCTGATGACTTACAAGATTTTGCACACATTGTTAAAGAGATTCAAGGATTAGATGAAGAGTATATTGACGAATTGTTTAACAATAGATTGGGGAGTGAAATGAGAATTGCACGTGATATTGTATCAGATGACAATATAAATGTGTATGTGGATATGATAGAGAATATTGAAGATGAGTTGAATATCGATGATGATCTATATAGATCTCTTGTTCACAATGATTGCAATATTGAAAAGTTCAAAGATGACAAACATATAAATGAAAAATTGGGAAGTGTTGGTATTATGAAAGATGTTAATGGTGTTGATATCAAGTGTAGTGTTTGCTTAGAGAATCTTGTATCAGGAACAATAGTGAGAGTTTTGCCAGAGTGTAAACATATATTTCATGTGAAATGTATAAATACTTGGATAAAGATTAATGCTAGTTGCCCTACATGTAGAAAAAAAATATTGTGAATATTATAAATATTATAAATAAATGCTCAACTATCTAGTCGAATTTATTGGAACATTTATATTTTTATCAGTCATTATCAGTACTGGACACGCAATTCCTATTGGGTTGATTCTTGCAGGTATGATCTATTGGGGAGGTTATATTTCTGGAGGCAACTTCAATCCAGCAGTTTCTGTTATGATGTACATGCATGGAAAATTGAAGGTTGATGAACTTGCTATATACATTGTATGCCAGTTGTTGGGTGCAGCTGCTGCGTTCTTTTTGTATCAGCAGACAAAGGGTCTCACTAAACAGAAGATTCACTTCTTAAAGAACTTTTCATAAATGTGTAAATTTAATAAGTATTTAAAAATATGTGAATATTTTTATATATAATTATGACAACGAATGTTATTGCAGAGTATATATGGATTGGTGGAAATGGTGAGTTCCGTTCCAAAACCAAAACCTTGATTGTAACAAAGGCGGAAGATTGTGAGGTTGATAATCTCCCAATCTGGAATTATGACGGTTCATCAACTGGACAAGCAGATGGAAGTTCATCAGAGGTGATGTTGTATCCAAGAGCAGTTTTCAGTTGTCCGTTTAGAGGGCAGAATGCATTATTGATTGTTTGTGACACTTATGACACAAGTGGTCAGCCAACAGCTACAAATAATAGATGTCATGCTAAGACTCTGTTTGATAAGGATTTGGATGCTAAACCCTGGTTTGGTTTAGAGCAAGAGTACTTTATTATGAATCCGAGTAATATGAAACCTATTGGATTCCCAGCAACTGGATGGCCTGATCCACAGGGACAGTATTATTGTGGTGTCGGAACTTTGAACAATTTTGGAAGAAAGATTGCTGATATGCATTACAAGCTCTGTTTGGCAGCGGGTGTTAAGATTTCGGGAATAAATGCAGAGGTTGCACCAGGACAATGGGAGTTCCAAGTCGGACCATGTGAGGGAATTGAGGCTGGAGATCATCTATTTGTTGCAAGATACATTTTGGAGAGAGTTGGAGAGTTACACAATATGGTTATCGATTATTCACCAAAGCCTATTAAGGAGAGTGGTTGGAATGGATCTGGATGTCATGTTAATTACAGTACATTGAATATGAGGAGAGGTTTTGCTAGTAAATCTGGTTTGGACTTTATTAATGAGGCTATTGAGAAGTTGAGAGAGAAGCATGATGAACATATGGCTGTTTATGGTGAGGGTAATAGAGATAGAATGACTGGTAAGTTAGAAACATCGAGTTATGATAAGTTTACACATGGTGTTGCGGATAGAACTGCATCAGTTAGAATTCCTCATGCAGTTAATGAAGAGGAGAGAGGATATTTTGAGGATAGGAGACCAGCATCTAATATTGATCCATATTTGGTTACTGGAAAGTTGTTTGAGACAACTGTTTTGTAATTTTTTTGCTATAATAAAATTAATACAGCATGGGTTTAATATATATTATACAATGTATATTAAATATTTTTTTTTGATGGTATTAGTTAGTTTGGCTTGAGTATGGGCTACAAGATTGGAAAGATGCATACATACCATAATTGTTATTCTCATTTCCCTCTTCTTGAGTCAATAAATTGTCTGATCCAGATCCATTAGTTGTAGCTTGTCCGTTACTTGTTACATTACTTGTTGCATTACCACTGCTACCTGTATCATTGATACCACCTTGACTATTAATTGCGTCACTCATTGCTTTTGCACAGTCATCTTTTGAAACAAACTTATTGAATTCTGGATGTTCTGTTATTTTGTACTCATATATTTTCTTACATCTCTTCTCTTGTGGACAAACTGGACATATTGGGCATTTTGGACAAGTTGGACAATCTGGACATGGTGGAATCTTACTCTTGAGAATATATTTACTCATATCGACATGTGGACATGGTGGAATCTTACTTTTAAGAATGTAATCATCCATGTTAATTTGTGGACAAACCATATTCTTTGTTGCATACTTACTCATGTCTGGACATGGCGGAACAGAACTTTTAAGAACATACTGGTCAATGTCCTTGTTCAATGTTATATCACAGTTTCTACAGAGCTTGTAATGAGATGGTTCGTCAGGTTTCTTCTCCTCACAATCTGGTTTATTCTCTTTTACGCAACCAGGTGGGCATTTATTGCAACTTGGTTGCTTTGGTCTTGGGTGTGGTCTGTGGTGTTTTTCTGGAACTCTTTCGGCGTACTTCTTTGTATCATCTCCAATTCCCCAATCGTAAAGAGTTGATGAACCTGAACTGACATCTGCTAAACTTGCGATATCTGGTCCGAACTTTTCAATAGTGTCATATTTGTTCAATAACTTTTTTGCTTGTTGATTCTCACCAGTTATAATACCGAAAAGAACTAACGCAACTATTATAATAATCCCATACAGAACTAAGTTATTCATACTATATATTAACTCAAGAAAAAATATTATTGTAATAAATAAAATATTGCCATTATATGTTAAGGCACATTACAATTCCAACATGGAATTGCATCTTTTCTAATATACTTCTTGAAATCTGGATGCTCTTTGATATTGAAGTTACCAGGTTTACAGAGATCATCGTTCGGATCTGCAAACTTTCTTCGGAATGTTCTACACTCCTCCAAATTTCTGTAATTGACACTCCAACACTTACAATTCTCATCTAAATCCTTATTAACCTCACAATAGTTTGCAATATTCAATTTACAAGTGTCTGACAGTTTATTAATATAATCTGGATCATCCCAATCAATATTTTCACAATGAGTAGTATAACATGGATTACCCTCCTTAATAATAAATGGACATGTCTCTTTCAAATTCTTTCCACCACCAACTTTCAAAACATCAGGCATCGGACAGTTAGGAAAGTTCTTCTTATACATTGCAGCCGCATTCTCCCTATTGTATCCATAACTTCTCTCTCCACTGAATCCCATACTATCAGCAAAAGGCGTTTTACTCTGTATGTAAACTGTGTACTTTCCATTCTTCTTATAAGCTTTTGGACAATCTCTCTTGTCAAAAGGTATTGGACAACCTCCATCTATCATCTCTGTTCCACAATCATCAACTCTACAGAGGCTATCATCCTTATTTGTTGAACAATAAGATTTGCAACTCTTGACTGTATTCTTGCAACTTCTTCTACACTTGTTAAACTCATCCATACTACTATCTAATTTCTTGGCATCTAAGAATGGCGAACACATATTGTAACAATCAGTTTGACACTTATTTGACCCATAATTCATATCATTAAGTCCACTTCCATATCCACCTAAATTCTTATTATCCATATCAACCTCAAAGAGACCATCATAATCACTCACACTATCTCCATTGTTGACGAAACCTGAACTGTCGCTCGAAGCTTCACATGACCAAACTTTGAAGAAGTAGTGGTTCATTTTCTTCATATCATTTGTTGAGACTGGTGTGTTATAAATCAAAAGATCGTACAGATTTACATCCCATGTTTTATCAGCATTGATATCTAAACTTCCATTATCTAAATACACCTTCTCAGTCTTCATTGACAACACCTCAACACCATCTTGGTAAACCTTCACCTCCTTATTTGCATAAACCATTGTGACTATTGTCTTATTGTAAAACACCAATTCTCTATCAGAATACTTTGTGAACTCTCCACGCTTATCAAAAACAACTTTAATTCTACCTTGCCTGTCTGGAAGGAAGAGTTGTAGTGATTTTCCATTATTTCCAGAAATTGAAACAGCATTGTGAAGAACCTCATTGTTCTTCTGTTCCTCTGATTCAGTTTTTACAACATTTGACTGAACACTGTTTGCAGTCGTGGAAGTACCGTTAAATACCATAACTATGGAGAATTGAACAGTTGAATTGTTCTCTAAAAGTGTTTTTGGAGATTTATGAGATAAAATATTACCCTTTGTTGATAAATAACAATCACTCTGAGATGATATAGGTTTCTCAGACCATGTGAAATGATCATCTGTATCCACCATATTTGTCCAATTCTTACTCATCGGTCTCTCTTGATACTGTTTACCATCTAAGAAAACCTTGAGATCTGTTGTTACATCGTAGTTTGGAACATTGTTTAGAACCTTTGTTAGAGCCAAATCTGTGAAATAGACTTTGTTGGCTGGTAAGTTCTGAGTATAATTGAGATAGATATTCATCATTCCAACACTTAAACTGTCTGTTTTGAATGAATATCTGACTTTATACCATGTATTATTATCAGATTGTGTTAATTTTTGTTCGACGAGATATGTCAAATCGAGAATATTGTTAATCTGGTTATTGTTCTGAGTATTTATTTTTACCAAGTTTTTGAAATCTATGTAATTCGATTTCAATTGATCAAATCTAACCCAGAAAGACAAATTGTACTCCTGATTCTTATCAACATTCACAACCAATTTGTAATATGTTTTATTGTCAGATATAACCTGTTCTAAAGCGTAATCACTAGGACCTGGATTATTAATCTTCACGACATTGTTTATACCATCACTTCCACCAAACTCTCCAACATTCTTTTTGTTATTAAATCCACCATTAGTTATCAAATTGTTATTATTTAATTCTTTATTGGTGAATCTTTCTATTAAATTGTTTCTTAGCACATTGTTCTTAGTAATATCAGCACTCAACTTCTGATTGAAAAAGAGATAAACTAATATTAATACCAATAGAACAAAGAAAAATATGAGTATTAATTTATTCCCCATTATATTAATATCAAACATTATTATTTTCTCAGCAAAAAAAATAAATGAAGATATAAATGAACTATGTTTTTGTGAGTCTAGGCGTTATTGTTGTTTTAATAGTTTGTTATGCTTTGTATAAAAAATTGAATAATATTTCTTATAAAAATAGTATAGATAGTTATAGTATGAAGTGGTCAGAAGTTATTAAGAACTGGAAGAATGGAGAATATCTCAAATATCCAAAAAAACTAAAAAACAGTTTCTATTGGGAGACTACCCCTGTGTTTGCTGATAAAGATGCTATATGTAAACAGAAATTCATACCAGATAAGAGATTGAATAAGTTGAAACCTAATTATAGACCTTTCGCTAAACATATAAAGAGTAGCAACAACAAGTATGTCATCTCATTCCCAAATCTCTCAGGTGATGCAACATTGGTTATACCAATGCCGAGATCTGATGGAAGATCGTATGCAACATTGAAAGATTTCATGGATAATGCGACTGTTGTTCAGCAAACTGCTTTTTGGAAGAGAGTTGCTCAACAGATTGAGAAGATGTTGGAGACAAATAAGAAACTTTGGATTAGTACACATGGTTTGGGTGTTCACTATTTGCATGTGAGAATATCTAAAGTTCCGAAATATTATCTTACAAAGAGTTTTGCGTCAATTTAGTTCAATTGTTCTCAGTTTTTGCCATTTTCTATGTTTTTTACGAATTGTTTTATCTAATTTTATAATCAATAATTTATCAATAGTTACTTCAAATGGAACTCTCAATTTTGATATTATAGTTTTATCTATAACAGTACTATCCAAATCTTTACCAGTTTTATTCCCAATCAACATATAAAATTTATCGGGAATATCCAAAACATACTCTTGAAACTTCACTGTTCCAATAATATCTTCAATTTTACTAGTATTACTCGGATATACAGCAATTTTTCCATCTTGAATCATTATCTTGTCAAATTTTAATTTGAACTTCTTTCTCTTCTCAAAAATCGTATTTATCTGCTTTTCATAATTTCCATCAATATTCGCAACAATAACATGTGGAGAACATTCATCACCCTTGTTATATATAATTTTATATTTTCTAATCACCTCGGAAATATTATCACTAGATAATGCTAATGCATAATCCATTAGTGTTATTAATATTTATTTAATGTAAAATAAACTTTTAGACAATTTGAGCTAAAAAATAGGTGCTAATTTTGCCTTGTCAATGTAAAAATAAATCGATCAATATTGATGCATATTTTGCCCCTAGCAATATTGATGCATATTTTGCCCCTAGGGGTTTAGAAGAGGTGCAAATCAAGCGAAGCTTGAGGAGTCACCCCCTCATGGGTAGCATTTTGCACCTGATCCTGATGGATCTAATGTACAGCTGTCACCCTTATCATTATAACACTTTCCATTATTCATAGTTGGCATATCTGTTGGGCAATCACCCATTGGGCAACATGTTTCTGAACAGTTTCCACTTAATCCTGGTTGTAAGCAACATTTTGATCCAGTGCATTCTGTTCCA